ACGAGCGGCCTAGTAGTGAACAAGACTTATGCAGCGGCCAAGGGTTGACCGGCGTGGTACTCTGTGCTGGCAGCGGACCCTTGGCGCCGCTGGTAGCCATTACCACTAATCACCCATGACACAACAACACCCCATCACCCCGCCGCCGGAGCTGATCCAGAGGTGGTCAGAACAGTTTGAAGCAGGGAGATCACTCTATGCAATGTTTGAAGATATTTACAGAGCAGGAGCAGACGTTGAGCTGCAGGCGTGCGGTGAGTGGCTGATGCTCAATGGTTACGGAGCAGTCATCAGCAGACTCCGCATTGACCGCCGCCCCAAGCCGCCGAGCTTGAAGGAACAAGCGTTACTTGCAGTTGACACCGCTGTTGCTGATTATCGTATAGCAGCAGATGTTGCTGACGTTGTTCGCCGCGCCCTTGAACAACTCCCTGACAACGAGTAGTCGCTTCCACTTCTATGTCTGAACTTTCACCCGCTGCAGAAGCAGTTCTAAATGCCTACATGGATAACTGTGGCTGGCTAGATGGCCCTCTGCAGAGGGATTATCAATGCGTTGCCGCCGTCTTGCGAGCTGCTGCGGATCAGGTGGCTCCGTGGCAACCAGAGCCTACAGAGGAATCCCTTGGCCCAACCATTGACTTCGGTTATGCGTGGGCACTGTTTTCAAAAACAAATGATGTGAGACAAGAACTCCTTGCCATCGCTGACCAGCTTGAAGCCCAGTAGTCACCTTCTCAAAGAGGCCTAAAGGCCTCTTTTTATGCTTTACAACTCAGGGATTTCGTATTCTTGCGTGACATTGCAATAATGTTTCCAAATAACCTCTGAACTGTTACCGGCCCAGGCGGCGACTTGGGCCACTGGAATTTGAGCTTCAATCCAACGAGATATTGCTGTATGACGAAGATCGTAAGGGCGATAACGATGCTCGGTTAATCCTGCATTATGCAGTTCTTTCATTCGATCATAAAAATAGCTTTGGTAAGCATAACGATTGTAAGGAAATATATATTCATTGACCTTGCTCACGCTAGATAAAATATCTTGACAGCGGTTGTTAAGAGGAACCCAGCGTTTTTTGTTTGTCTTGGTTGATGCCTTTAGGCCATGTGTAAGCGTATAGTTTGAATGCACAAGAATCTTGTTTTCTTTGATGTCATCCCACCTAAGCGCCCTCACCTCTCCCGTTCTCATCGCCGTTTGTAGCATGAATTCAGAATAAGCAGACCAATTAGAAGAAGGACGACGACCTCGCCCCTCCAAAGCAATTAGAACAATAGGTACTTCCTTTCTTGGTATAACAATAATTTCTTCGTCTTCTTGAGGAGGTTTTGGCATCCGAAAAGAAGAAATTGGGTTGCGGTCAATTAGTGCAATATCCTCATTGCAAGCCCAGCGATACAGACTTTTGACGTACATTGCAACACGCCTGCTTGTTTTAATTGGTTGTTGCTGTAATACCCACGTCATAATCAATCGTCCTTTCAAAAGATTTTGCTCTGGGCAATTTTTAAGCCATTTGTCAACCACCACATAGTCCGAAGTTAGACTAGTTGGGCACAGAGTAATTGACCGTTCTTTTTTAAATTGAAGCCAGGCGTCATACAAACTGTTCACGAGGAAAAGACGAACAATCTGGCTACAATACAGCAAAGCGCTTCCGACCGGAAGGTTCGCCACAATTCGTAACAATGTTTGTTTACAAAGGCCGGCCATTACCCCTTGACACCCCTCTTAACTTAGACGGGCTGCTTTTACCCGCCAATTGGCTTCGACTTTCATCGCCAGAAGACAAGGCTGCAGTCGGCATTACGGAAGTAGCTGACCCACCGGCTCCGCCAGATCAGCGCTTTTATTGGGGATGGGACAATGAGGGACATGCCATTCCAAAGGATCATGGCCAGCTTATTGAATTATGGTCTCAGCAAACCCGCACCACTGCCAACTCTATTTTGGCTCCCACCGACTGGATTATTATTCGTGAAGCTGATAATGGTAAAATTGCCGATCCATTGTTAAAAACTTGGCGTGAAGATATTCGCCTAGCGGCTGGTTCAAAAGTTGCAGCAATTAAAGAAACCATTGATACCGATGCGTTAGCTGCTTACGTCACTGGACAGGACTACCCCATTTGGCCTAGTAGTCCTTATGCCCCCACTCCTCCTTCTGTTGAATTAGAGCCTGCTGAGGATGTCGGTTTAACAGACGAAAACATGGCTTAAACTGTGCAAGAATTGATTTTTAGCAATGGCCTCTAAAAGCAAAATTGGCATCAGCGGGCAAAAGCTGTTTACACCTGGCAAGCCTAAAACTACTAGGCAAGGTAATGGCAAAAATAGCAAAGCCAGTCACGGACGCAAACTCCGCAAAGGACAAGGCAAATAAACAAGGGGCCGAAAGGCCCTTTCTTTTTGCTCCTACAATACAAGAAAGACAGCATTATCATGGGACAAATTATTGCAGGCGGTGAACAGTTTGAAACTCATATTGAAGCAGATTATCGGGGAAAGATTTTACAAAAAGGACCAGATAGCGGCAGTGTAGATGCTTTTGGGAGGCAGCGCACGAGTGCTCCTTATACGCTTTTTGATAGCACAATGCGCTATGACAAGCGTCCTGATCAATGGTTCGACAGCATTGTTGGCAGTGGCACTTCTACATTCTTGACGCATCAAAGTAGTGTTGCAATGAGCACTACCACTGCATCGGGAGACACTGTTCTTCGTCGTACCAAACAGAATTTCCCGTATCAGGCGGGCAAAAGCATGATGCTTTTGCAAAGCTTTGTTGGTGCTCCGCTTGCTTCTGGTCTTATTCAGGAAGTAGGAATTTTCAACGACCAGAATGGTGTGATGTTACGCGCCAGTGGTACCACGGTGCAGTTTGTCATTAGAAGCTACGCATCTGGCACCATTAATGAAGACGTGGTAAATCAAAGCGATTGGAATATTAATACGCTGGATTCTCTTGATTTTACTAAAGCACAAATTTTTACCGCTGATCTGGAATGGTTAGGAGCAGGGCGTGTTAGATGTGGTTTTGTTATTGCCGGGGAGATAGTTTATTGCCATGAGTTTGAACATTTCAACGCATTGGATAGTGTTTATATGACAACAGCTATTTTGCCATTGTCCTATCGCATTCATAATGCTTCCGCTCAAGCGTCTTCAGCAACAATGAAGCACGTATGTTGCAGCCTGCTAAGCGAAGGCGGCTACGAGCCAGATGGTGCAATTTATTCAGTGGGGCTTGATCTTTCAACAGTACCCAACACTTCTGGAGAACGCATTACTGCTGGTATTCGCATGGCCAGCGGTCGCACTGGTAATGTCATTCTTCCCGTGAGGATCTCTACTACCACTGCTTCTAGTGACGTAGTGTTGTGGCGACTACGGTTGAACCCTACGCTTTCTGGCGTTACTTGGAGCGCAGCCAATAATGGTAGAGGCAATGTAGAAGTGACGACAAGTGGCACTGCCACGGGAGGCACTGTAATTGATTCTGGCTTTGTTAGCCAAGGTAGTGCCAATAACTATGCAGTGGCGGAAGCCATTCGCTTAGCGCTTGGGCAAAATGCCTCTGGCGTTAGCGACACTTTAATTCTTACTGTAGACAGCAGCTTAAGCGCCAAAGCTTTAGGCATGATTGGCTGGGTGGAAGTGGTTTGACCATCTAAGCTAGGGGCTCCTGTCTTTCCTTCCATGGATGCCTTCAAGGATCAATGGTATCAACAGCAAGTGGATCACATCTCTGATGCTTTTCAAGAGCTTCTCGTTGACGATGATCCCGCTGTCGCCATTAAAGGATTAAGTGAAGCTATTGCTAGCTGGGAAGACTACCACGAGAAGGAGCTGGCTAAGTGGAAGCGCCTTAGGGCGCTTCTGAGCTGGGAAGCTGGTACGTAATTCGCAGTTCTCCCCCTAGTGCCTTTACAGCCTCGCTAGCGTCCGCCGGCGGGGCTGTTTCAATGAGAACAGACGGAACAATAGCGTCGGGAAGGGGCGTCACTTTAGCTTCGGGATAAAGGGAGCGAGCTTTCTCCGCTAATGCATTTGCTTTTGCTTCTCTTTCATCTTTCTCCCATTGTTTCACTAATACTGCCGCCTGTTCGTCTACTTTCTCCATGACAATTTTGGTTTTCCATTCTGCCCAATCCGGACGACAATGCGCCATGAGCAGTTTGAACCATGCATTAAAAGCAAGAGAGGGCCATCGTGAAACGGCCCACAATCCTGCTTCGTAGCAAAGTGCATTAAACCAGCTTTCGCGGCTCATCCTTCTTGCCAAACAGAAATATAAACCGCGCCTTGTTTTGTCAATGGTAAAACTTTATCACGAAGATCAATATTAAAAGCCCTAATGCAACCATGAGTGGGAACTAATGGCTGCTTAGGAGCCCATGCGCCTGGCCATCCATTTGCTGAACCTCCACCATGCAGCATGATTCCTGCTCTGCCATTGTTCCTTTCTTGACCTTCTAGATCAATCATGTCAAAGCTGTACCAACCATATGCCATTAATGTTCGATTGAAAGGGGGATTTGGCTCATCACTTTCATAATCTTTGTAAATGGCGCCGACTTTGTACAGACCAGGCGGCGTATCAGAGTTGGTGATTTTCCATTCAAAATCACTATATTGTCCACGAGCAAGACAGGGGATTTCCCACAAGAGCTTTCCTTCAAATGAAAAAGCTTTCATGGTCTCCACTGCATCGTTCACAACTAAATGCGAATCACCAGCTTTAAAACCAAAATCTTGAGGACGTTTTTTAGGGCCGATCATTGTAAATTGTGTGGTTTCTGGAGCATATTCCTTCATAAGCTTTGAAAGCTTTGCAGGATATTCTGGATCAGTGGCGTACGATTGCTCCTTGAGCATGCGTGCCGCTGCGTAACGATTGGGCGCATTATTGACGCCCTTGAACTGACGATAATCTTTATACCATCGCGTGATGAGATATTCAATGCAAGCAGAAAGACTTGGGAAGTCAAGGAAGCCTGCTTTAATTGTCACCCATTGACCATCGTACCATTCTTGAGTGGTGGTTCTAGTGCCATCTCCTTTTAAGCCTAGATAGTTATGGGTGCCAGAAGTATGCTTGCCAAAACCACTTTCTAAACAGCATTGTGCCGCAGCAAGTTCTGGGAAACGCGCGCCATGCCTGCGGGCAAGAAGAAAGCACGAATCCCAGAAAGCCTTATTAGAAGCCGACATGGCTTCAGCCCTTGACGCGGAAGATAGTCTTCAGACCTTCAAGAAGAAGCTGCAGTACGTTATTGCTTTTCCACGGGGAGCGATCAAGAATTTGATCTGCAGCAGCAATAATGATGCCGCCAATGATGAACCATTCTGCACCAGACATGGCTAATCTCCTAAGAGAGTTTTCTATAGCCTAGCGTTCTGTTTCGAGAGTGCGCAAACGAGTTTCAATGCCACTCATATTGTCAGTAAGAGTATTAAGTTTTTCGGTGATGGAATCAATCTGCACCGCAACCCTTGCCTGCTGATTGCCAACAGTGATAAGCATGGCTCCAGTGGAAAGAAGCATGCCAGCCGTGATAGTGGCCACAAAATTGGCCATGCCTTCTTTGAATGGTTCCATGGAGAGTCCTGCAGTTTTTATATTAGCAAAGGCGCATTATTCGCTTGTTGCTGGTTAGATTATTTGCATGAAAATTTAATAGCGCCATGCATAGAGCGAATGGTCCCGATGAGCTATTGTATTCCCTCATTGAACTTCGCCCCGGAGACGCAAGACGTAGATTTCGCAAGAGTATTTTTGAAGATTATCCATTGAGGGGGCCACTTGGACAATGTGCTTGCGCATATTGTGGTCGGTGGAGCGAGAAGCTAACTATTGACCATATTGTGCCAAAGAGCAAAGGAGGACCGCACTTTGCAAAATATAATTTAGTGCCAAGTTGTCAATCATGTAATCTTCTTAAAGGAGCGGAGCCTATTTTTGAATGGTGGCGTCCGCAGCGCTTCTGGAGTGAAAAACGAGAACAGCTTCTTCTGGCATGGGTGCATCACAATAGTTTTATTAGCGCCCACACTTCATTGCAGGATATTGAGGCTTTTGCGGAGGAGCGTGATTATTACATTCCACCGTCAAAAGAAGAAGCCCCCATTTCTGGGGGCTTTTGCTATACGGAATGGCAAGCAGCTTAGGTTTTGTCTACTGGCGCGAATAGATCGCCTTCTTTTGGAGGAAGATCGTAACGAACGCCAGGGATGGGACATACGCCATCTTTACAACCATTGTCAATGCTATTTTCAATGGCGGCAAGAGCTTCGCGCTCTTGATCTGTTTCAAGTGCAAAGATAAGCTGACCCAGATACCACTTGGCTTTCTCTAAATCTTCCAGGCCATTCTTTTGTTCATAACGCCAAACATATTTCAGAATGTTGCCTTTCAGAAAGCCCCGAAACGCTTCGGGCGTCATGCTTGCTTCCATTGCCTCAATAGCTTCCAAGCCACCACTGGCGTAATGAATGGGGCGTTCCACAGGATGGAAGGCTTCAGGGGCTTGTTCAAAAGGCATTGCTATTTTCCTCGAATGCTTGGAAGGCTTCTTTAAAGAGAGGGCGGGCCAGCGTGGCCAAGGCTTGAGCGTAGCATTGGATTTCACCTTGCGCATCAGGCTTGTCGCGCAACGAGAGGAAATGCAGAAGGGCTTGCAAGCTACAGGTCCAAGTGAAACTTGTATAGGTGCTCATGGGCATGATTCCACGAGCTTGTTCTTTGCTCACTCCTAGTGTCAGGAGAGCTTTGTAAGCCTGCTTTGCCTGCTCCAGTGCCTTGGCATATTCAATCATTGCCATTTGATTCATGGAGGGCTCTAGAGGGCCGGCAGAGGCTTGCTTGTTACTGGCGCTTTGCTGCCTGAACTCACGAGGCATGTAATACACGTCATCATCTGCTTCGCAATAACGAAAGCTCTTTTCATTCCAGCCAAGTTGATCATTGGCAAATGTACCACCAATGACATGCTTCCACCATTGGCGAGCAATGAACAGCGGGGCCTTCACTTGCCATTTTGTGACAACTCCCCTAAATGGGCTGGTGTGCTGATGCTTCACCAAATAGTTAAGAAGCTTTTGATCTTTATCAGTCCATTCAAAAGAGGCTTGATCGAAACTTTGCCGCGCATCACAAACGATGTCAAGCGAAGTTCCCATCCAATCGATGAGCCTGACAAAGCTAATACCGTCACAGAGGGGATCAATGATTTGAAGAGGAGAAGAAGTCATTTGTTAGTTTTATTGGTGGGCCAAATGAGCATGCGAATAGTAATGGCAATTAGCACCCACTGCCAAAAGCCAAGCGCAAATGCAGGGAAAATCCATCCCGCGCAAATACTTAGCAGCCATGACCGCAGGCAAATCAAGCCAAAGGCAACAAGAATTTCAGCAATGCCCTTGCTAATAGTCTCAAGGGGATCGTCGTGAGTTGGAAATAAAGTCATGAATCAAGAGGAAGGGGCGAAGCCTCTGGAAGCCAATGATAGGCGCCAGCTTCGTTTCAGAGTGCCAGACGATGCGAGCTTTGCTTTGTCTTCCGTCTTTCACGATGGCGGCAATGGTGCCCAAGAGGCTCGTGGGCATCCACCCCGCAGCAGTGGGCTGCACATACACGACGGTTTGCCCAACTTCCCAAGTGTGGGACGCTGGCGTTTTCGGGAGGGCTTTAAAGGAAGCCGTACCAAGCTTTTCGGCTTTCCTTCCATCGTCCACTGGGTAAACAAACTGCCTGCCATTTCGCTGCATCGCTAGGCTAAAGCAAATGACTGGGGATCAATGTCAAGGCTTTTCAGTGTTCCAGTAGCATTAAGCTATAACGGACGCGACTACATTGCTGAAATGGGGCCTTTTGAGCGGAGCATGGAAAGGGATTTTGCCCTTGTTGCCAATAAGAAAGCATTGGATGAATGCAATGATATTGAAAAGATCAAGGAAGTGGCATGGAACATGATGCAGGGTTGGAGCAACATGCAAGATGCCACTGCATCGCTTGTGAAGGAAAATCTTGAGCTGCGTCAAGCCATGCAGATTCAGCAAATGGACTTAGAAGCAGCAGATGCTTTGCTTGGCGAAGCCGGTGAAGCCATTAAGGCATTCTCAGAACAGCAGCAATCTTCTCAAGCCAGGCGATTTCTTTGGCCGTTTGGGAAGTAAGCAAAAATACTTTCCAGCCACAAAACATGGCTAGGTTAAACTTTCTGGCGTCTCGCTCGTAGCCAGAGCCAGTAACATGACGGCCACGATTAAAAGTGCCGCCTTGTATTTCAATGAGAGAGCGAGAAGGAAGATGTGCAAAATCTGCTCTGTAACGCTTTGAACGCTTGCTTTTTGCATAGCGCTCTTGAAAATCAGCTTCCCAAGCTTCTACATCGCTGAATTCCCGGATCAATGAAAGATCGGGATAGTGAGCTTGCCAAAGCCCAAGAAATTGATCTTCAAGAGCACTCACAAGCTATACAGCAGCAAAGGCCACTTTAGCTTGCTGATTCTGGTATTTGCCGTCGCCATAGGCGCTAGCAACATCACCATCGAGCTTCATAAACATAATTTGTACTATCCCTTCATTGGCATAGATGCGAGCTGGAAAAGCCAAGGGATTGACAATGCAAATAGTGAGAAAACCAGACCAACCAGGCTCAATTGGCGTAACGTTAATGATTGTGCCTTGACGTGCATACGTTGACTTCCCATCCGTGATGCCCATCACATTGTTAGGCATCGAGATGCGTTCAAGACTAACGCCAAGAGCGTAGGAAAACGGCGGGAGTACGAAGAATGTGCTGCCGTTTTCTTGACGAGGCTTTTGCTCTTCCATTAGCCCCGTATCAAAGCTCTTCACGTCAAGAGGAGCGCCTTTACTGGCGGAATTGTCAATGACCATGAAGCCTTCAGGAGAAAGACGTAGGTCATAGCCAGCATGAGACAGGCCGTAAGACAAAGCTTTCGTGCCATTATCCAGCTCGCGACGCTTCTCTCCCGTGAAAGGAAAGATGATGTCGTTTTCAGCGAGAATGCTAATTTGCTTGTCGTTGAGGAGCATGAAAGAAAAGGGGCGTTGCCGCCCCTAAGAAACAACGATGGAGGAAAAGCTTCAGAACAGAGGATCAGAAAAGATCATCGCTGGAAGACGATGCGAAGCTGCTGCCTGCGCTTTCGCCGTTCTGCCAGAAGGAAGAATAAGCCTTAGGGCTGTTTTCCATCTTGTTGACAGTCACCTGCCCTTTGAAATGAGGGGCAGTGTCCTTGTCACGCTTGTCGTTGTTCCACAGTGCCACGCGGAAGCTGTAGTTTCCTTGTGCATTGGGACCAGCCTTTTTGGCTGCATTCAGAATGTCGGGGGTGAGATCGACAGTGCCGCTGAAAACGGGAAGATTGCCAGAGGGCATTTAGTATTCCTCAGAAGGAGAGTGGTCGGCCCTGGAGGGGCTTTAGAAGCATAGCGGGGCTAAACCAGGAGTCAAGCTCCCCTATCCATAGAAATGGTTAAGGGGCGCCCGCCTGGATAATGCTCAAAAAAATATTGCTGAGTCTTTTGAGCCATGATACCCGCCTGCATCGCAAGGTCAGTGCCGTCAAGACTTACAATTTGAGCTTCTTGCCCCTTGCCCGTGTCTGGATCGTAAATGGCAATAGCGCAATGCGCCTCGTTGATTTCGATGCCGTACATTTGCTCAATGGCTTGGGAATAGGCCCCGAGCTGCATGCGGTAGTCGCCTAGCTGCGTGTCAGGTTTTTGCTTGTAGCTTGTCTTCCAATCGAGCAGGGCGATATTGCCGTTGCCCATGGTGGCAAGCATGTCAAACGTGCCTGAGTAGCCAGTTTCAGTGGAGGGGCAATACCAAGCAATGGCGCTTTCCACTAAGAGAGGGCTAGCCACACCAGTGAGGAAGTTGGCGATGCTGTCGAAATAAGGAACGAACAATGGATGGGAGTCAAGATGACAATTAATGTCCTCGCCGTTCCAGAAATCCTCCAGCACACCATGAAGCCAGTTGCCACGTTCTACAGCAGAACGTGTACGACGATTGGCTTCTTCATTGCCTACTTTCTTCCTCCAGTTCATGAGCGCTGCAATCTTGCCAGGCGGCGAACACGCGCTCGCAATAGTCGTCACAGAGGGCAAAACAATGCCTTCTGGGGCATTTGGAAAACCGTTCAAAACGTAATTCCGCTTGCCGTTGAGCTGGATCCGATTGGGTTCGTAGCGGGCGAGAGAGGGCATCGAAAGGGCGTCGAGACATAGATCGTAACAAGCCATCATCTGGCATAGCTTTTCACGCAATAGCTTCCGCTTGCGTAGGAGCCTAGAGGGCAAGACTGTTGTTTTTCTTTAATAACTGCCCATTGATTCTTATTGGAAGAACTAGGCATGCAATAGCCGCTAGAGGCGTAAAAACCAAGAGGGCAACTATTTCCCACACGAGGCACTGGCATTGACTGGGCAAGGCTTGCCATGGGAAGCAAGGCTAGGAAAAGTATTGTTTTCATTTCTCATTCATATCCCAGAAATACTCGCAGCCTTCTTCCGTATAAGGCGGCGTTGCAAAATAACTTTGGAAGCGATCAGGGGGCGCCATGTAGCGCCAGCAATCTTCCTTGACAGGGCATTCATCCCCCGTGCAGCAAGCAATATCGGGCATGAGAATAGTCCGTGCAGTTTGAAAAAGAAAAGTTCGATCAGCAGTAGGGCACTCAGCAATAGCAAGCAGCATCGCAGCAATGCGTTTGTCGCTGCTAAGCGTATCTTCAGGAAAGCTCCAGAATGCTTCATGGCATGCATCAATCAGCGTCCGTCTGTTTGTTAACATCTTTCAGCAAATCTGCAAATTCTTCTGCTTGCGCATTGAAGGCATCAACAATGAGAGAACGGGAATAACCGCAGCCCATTAAATAACAAGCAAAGTCCTCGACAACTTCGTATATAGTTGCCTTATAGCTTGTCACTTCAATGTCAAAACTCGGATCGCCATAGCGATTGGTGATTGAATGTTTCCATGAATGTTTCCATGGAGAAAGGGAAGAATCGTTCATGGCAGAACTAAACTTGCAAGAAACAAAATGAGCAAGGCTAAAGCTGTAGAAGCAAAAGCAACTAACAGAAACAAGCCAAGTGGATCGTCAGCCAAAGAGGCGGGGAGGAAGGCTGTCAATTGGAGCATGATCTTTGTCAAGACAAATGGTTCCAGCAAAGGCCCGCGCAAAACGGGCCGCTGCTAGATCTATGGCTTTTTTGCAACGAAAGCTTTCATTGCTTCAACCATTGCTTCTGTAGTGTCGCAAGCACGAACAAGATCAATTTCCTTGGTCATTTCTGTTTTGGTAATGACCATTTGCTCTTCTTTTGCCCAGACAGTCATCATGGCTGCTGCCACATTGCCAAACTGCTGCCAAGTCTTCACTTCAGTGGCACGGGATAAGCCAATGGCTTCCAGCGCAGCTTTACCAAGCGCCATACTGTTCTTCTCATCCGCATAGCCAAATGGATTGGCTTTGCAAATGGTGGTCAGGGCAGTTTTGGCATCAAACGCTTCTCCACTGGCCCCTGCCACGGTAGCGGGAGTATCCCCTCCTTCTCCAGCAGGCTCACTAGGAGCTTTAGCTCCCGTTGCCGCCTTACTTGCCCGCGTAGTTTGTTTCTGAGCTTCCTGTTGGAGCGGGAGTTTAGATGGGGCTTTTTCATCTTCTTTGGGGATGTCCTCTCCTGCATAAAGACGCAGGCCAAGGCCAGTGAAGGTGGCAATAGCTTTTACTGCAGCACGCTGGCAGTTGTCAGAGATGGCGCGACCATCAAGCTCCTTAATGGAATTGTGCTTCCTGTCCATGATCGGGAAGATCAAGGCAACAGTACGGCGACAACCATCAGTAAGGTAGGGGCGAAGATAGTAAGCGCCTGGTGTGCCAAACACCACTTCCCCGATGGTCTTTTCTTCAAAGGCCACAAAATACGTGGGAAAATGCTCCTTTAGATAGCGATAGGCAAAAGGCCACGACAAATAGGAAAGCCCTTTGTAGTCTTTCTCGATATGAGGCCCGATATCGGGCGTATCGTAAGCAGCTTTAAAGGCTTCGGCACTAATCTCCAGGGGAGAAAAGATGCCGTTATAACGATCCATTGCGGCTTGCTGGGCAGGGTCCATGGAAGAAAAATCAGACGGGGAATAGAGCATAAAGGAATGATTCACTGCTTCGACTGCGGCAAGCTCATGCATTCGCCATACATAATGACGAAATCAATGCTCATCTCAGAACCTTCGTTCTTGGTGATGATGCTTTTGCCGGGCAGAGGCCAATCAGCAACTGCGCGAATATCAGTGGGAAGCTCATAGTATTTGGGATCGAAGCCTTCATCAATGGCTCCTTGCTCCCATAGAAGCTTCACTTCCTGATCACCATGGTCAAGAAGGAATTCTTCGCAAGCAAGTTTAAGCTGGGAAACTTTCATTGAAATCAGTTTCAAGGGACGTTGAATAGTCTTCGATGAGATCGAAGGCGCCATTTGCCAAGGTGGCACTGCCTTCCCAGATGGGCGTGGAGCGAACGAGCCGCTCCAAGGTTTCGCTGAGGCTCAATCGAGCTTCATGGGCGATGTTGCCGAGGTGGGCGTACGCAGTATCAGTTAAGCTGAAATGGCGTCCCTTCTTCAGCTCTTTGTTGCTATTTGTCATAAAACAAGGGACCGAGCAGGTAGCCGATTGAAAAGCCGATAATGGCGGCCAACCAGAGTTCCATGGGCGAGAGGCATCGGGAACATGGCCAGACTAGCCATAGTTTTCAAGGCTGCCAACCAGGCCACGCATTGCCATAAGTTATTGATTGCTCCTCTTAATATCACTTTGGTTTATAGGGCTGTTGCCCCTTGAATTCCTTGCTACAACGGAGGCATTCCCACTCCCCTCCATGGCATTCTCCATCCTGGACCACATTGAGAAGCTTGAGACAAGCGATCATCCAGGGAAGTACATCTGTCCGGCATGCGGAGGCAACGACCTCTCCATTAACACCAACAACGGTGCCTACAACTGTTTCAATGATGATTCGGCAAAACACCGCGCCGAAATTCGTAACATTCTTGCTCCGCTTGATCGCTGGGAGCGCCCCCTTCGTGAACCACAGTCTTACACTTTTCCCTACAAAAATAGGCAAGGCGAAACTACTATCAATGTGCATCGTGATGATGCAAGTGGCAAGAAAACAATTAAGCAAAGCTATCCGTCAGTACCGCAAGGTACGCATCAACGCAAGGCATATATCGATGAGATAAGAAGCACTATTCTTCCTTATCGCTTCGATGAAGCCCTCACCGCTTCGCAAGTAACAGGACTTCCCATCTTCATTGTTGAAGGGGAACTCACCTGTGACAGGCTATGGGAAATCGGCATTCCTTCGGTCACTTTTCTTGGCGGCAGTGGCCAGTACCGCGCAAACGGCGACTATTCGCTTTTATTTCGTGGCAAGAAGATTGTTCTATGTCCTGATCGTGATGAGCCCGGCATTGCTCTTATGCGAGAAGTGGCTTCAGATAATCCTGGAGCGCAATGGCTTTACGCCGATCCTGGCAGTTTTGAATGGGACAGTTTGCCTCAGAATGGAGGCTACGACTTAGCTGATTGGCTTGACGATGGCGCAGACCAGGAGCTAATCCTTTCCTCCATTGTTTCAAAGGATCGCCACGAAGGCAAAGATGGTCTTCCTTCCTATGAGGAAATCATTGGCACCTTTGAGCGCATGGTCGGACTGTTCGATAATGATGCTCGCGTGGCGTTTGAAGCTTCTAAATGGCTAGAAGCTCATGGCGTGAAGATGCCGCAAGCAAATATCGACAAGATGATTGACGAGGCGCGTTCTCGTTTGTTTGGCAAGGAAGAAATAGAAACTATTGACGTGCTGCAATTAATTGATGATGATTCCGTTCGTGAGTGGTTGATTGCTGGCATCGTTCCGCTTGGCAGCGTCACTCTTCTTGCTGCGCAGGGCGGCACTGGCAAAACCTCTCTTGTCTATAACTGGGCTCTAGGCGTGGCTACTGGTTCTTCTTGGTCTGGGCGGCGTTGTCTTCCTGGCAAATGCCTCCTCATCTCCGCTGACGAACCATTGTCAGACACTAAAGAGAAGCTTTCTATCATCGGCTATCAAGAAGCCAACATTCAGCCTGGAATGATTTCTTTTTGGGAAACCTGGCGCTTTGCTCATATGCAACAGCTTGAGCGTTTCATCAAAAAGCATCGTCCGGTGTTTGTCGTAATCGACTCGCTTACGGCTTGTTTCGCTGGCATGAACGTCGATCTCATTAAGAGCAATGCCGGTGATTCTCTCTACGCATTACGGGACATGGCCAATGTCTACAAATGCTCTATCGTCATTCTCCACCACTTAAACCGTCAAGGTGGATTGCGTGATAGCTCTAGCTTTGTTGACAACGTGAGTGAAGTGGTGAAGCTCTATCGCCAAGAGGGCAATTTTGATCAAAACCAGTTTGTCCTGGAATGGGTGAAGAGCAGGAGCGGCTTGGCTGGTAAGCACGTTCTGAAGCGCAATGCTGTGAACTATGGCTGGGACTACGCTGGTCCACTTGGTAATTCCATCGCAGAGCTGGATCGCGTGGCCAACTATGTGAACATGCGTCCGCATGAGAGGTTCAGCAAGCAGCAAGTGTCGCTGGGAACCGGCATGAATGAGAATGTCACCACTGGCAAACTGCTAGAAATGGCTCGTCGTCAAGGCTTAATTACTAGCAGTTTCATTGTTGGCCCGCATGACGAGCGCACTCGCATGTACCATTCATGGGACTATCAAGGGCCTGATCTCGATTTCACTTCTCCCAATAAAGAGCAAAATATTATTTCCGAACAGGAAGAGCAATTAATTTCCTCGCCCGTTTACATCGCTTCCAATGAAAATCTTCCCGAGAAGGAAGATCAGGAAGATTGGTTCTAGCTCTCTCGCAATAGGAGGGAGGCTCTATTTCACAGCCTCCCTGCCGCTTACCGTAGCGAGCGGCTTTCAATAGTTTAGCTTTTTAATTACGATGGAGGAAAGAATATTGTGAATCATGAAAATTATTTGGGACAATAGCGAGAGCGCGGCGCCTGTAGCGCCGCTTGTGCTTGCGACGGGAGCTGAAATCGAACGATTCTTCGCTGAGATGGAAGCGGAAATTGCAGCAGAAAAAGACGATGATGAAGAATGAGCGCGCGGCCTGAGGGCCGCTTTTTTATGTTGTGACGCTTTCATGACTGACCCTCTTGTGAAAATTTGGTGGCCGTGCATAGAATGGTTACGGAAAGTCCCGAGCGCACCCAAAAATCCAGTGCTCGGCTCTCTAGCCTCCTCAGGCATGGCCACCAGCCAGAGCGGAGCCCCCCAAAGGGCGGAGCGTTCAGTCCAGCAGGCCAAGATTCCCTAAAAAGAACAAAAGCCTGCACAAGACCAAACACTCCCGCAATGCCGCTCAAGCCAGAGTGGAGCCCCCAAAGGGCGAAACGTTCATTACTTAAGGCAAAGAAGCCTTCAATGAACAAAACCCTCCTTAGTATTGCGAAGGAATTTCTCCTAACAATGCTTAACGCTCCACGAACAGTTGACCACTTGCCTTTGCTTGAACATAACGGCACTGAAATTTTGCCAATTGTTCACTATGGCTTTTCTTCTCCTAGGAAAGGGCCGCAACCAGCGGCCCGTACGCTTTACGGAGCACGGGATAATAATGGAGAGCGCCATTGGCGCTCTAGCCTGCATGAAATTGAAAAGCTGATTGATAGTGGCTTTGCCGCTCAGGAGCAAGGCGATGCAGAATGAAGGAGCCATAAAAAACGAATACTGCGAGAGCCCCAAATCTTGCATGGCGGTTGCTTATCGTCGCGAAACAGACGAAGAGCTAGTTCCTGCTGGGCTTGACGCTGCCTATGCAGAAATCATCAGTTCCTTCCATGGAGAAATGGAGGAGTTTGTAAGGAAGTATTGCCCTAAGCGTTTGGTTGAGCTAGATGCCTTGATGGATCAAGCTTTTTGGCAGTATCATTGATCTTCTAGAACGGGGCGCTTGAGGCGCCCCTTTTGCTATGACCATTTTCCCTGCATCGTCAGAAGAAGAGCTTTCGCAAGAAGAATGGCAAGAGCTATTTAGCTTGAAAGAAGCCATTGATGGCTATCCAGCAAGCATTGCCACTGCAACAATGGAACGCTTCACTGAATTGTTTGTTCGTTCTCTCCATGGAAAAGGAGATACAATTCGTTAGAGAATAGAACTGCGTAATGGCCAAGCCTGAGATTGAATTTACATCCCCAGAAGAAGAGCTTGAATATGCTGCTAATGCATTGAAAAAAGCAGGCGTAAGCTTGACGCAGTTTGAAGCAGTAAGAGAAACCGAAGTAAATGGCGGGCGTGGTTCTGCTGGCTATTCCAAAGAAATGCTTGGTCTTAGGAGGTGGATGGTGCAAGAGCTTCTTGCAGCAAAGATGAGCAATCGTCAAATTGCAAATGTTCTAAAACTAAGCAAAGAAACAGTTAATGGAGATAGGCATCACAACAGGCAGTTATATACAGAAGAAATTCTCAAGAATCAAGACGTGCATCGCGCACGTCTTTTAAAGGAGCAAATGGACTTAAAAGACTTAGCTCTGGATAGCTTTGAGAAGAGCAAAAGAAAGCGCGTGATAACAATGATGGAAGGCGGTGACGATGGCGGGAAAGAAATGATCAAGATTGAAGAAAGTGCTGGCGACGCATCGTTTCTTAATGTGGCAAAGAACTCTCTCGTTGAACAGGCCAAGCTTCTTGGTCTCAATGAAATCAAACAAGAATCACAACAAGACAATTCCTACAGGAAATTCCTGAAGGATCTTTCTACCACCATTGCAAAAGAAAAAGAAGCAAATGCCACTGAGGAACGCAGGAAGAATTCTTTGCCTGCATCGGCGGAAGTGAGCTTCGATGCAGAACCAGAGAAAGAGGAATGGCCTGAAGCCATTCCTTTACAAACAATTAATAAGGACGACTATTGACAAGCGCCGCTAGCGTAGGCACACTGTCATTGTTGCCTTCCTCTCTTGTCTGATTTCACCTTCTCCACTGCTGAAGCCTTCCTGCGAGAGGCTGCTGCAGCCAAGCAAAGCAAGCGTGATGCCATCTCCGCTTCCATTGCTCCCCACTTGGCTGACCATGGCACTGTAGGCATTCCACCGAAGCTTCATAAGAGCATTGAAAAGCTCCTGGAGCGCTATGGCGATGAGACCTACCGGCAAGTGGCGCTGTTCGCCCTTGGCAAATGGTTTGAGGCCCATACGGAAGCAGCAGAAGATCTGTTCGCCACTGGTCAAATGCCAGAGGCCGTTGCTTGCATGATGGACGCCACACGCATTTCAGACAGTCTCCATCTCATCTGTGAAGTGGGAAGTCTCGGCGGTGATCAAGATTGGAAAATTATGCTGGAGAAAGAACTCTCTCAAGCCATTCTTGAACACATTGAGGAAGAATTATGACACCATGTCGTACTTGGAAGATAACTACTTCCGAAGGTAAAACTATTGCATTGGGAGCTATTTCTGCTAAGCAAGCTGAACATTTTATGCTTGCAATACGCCCTGATATTAAGATTGCCTTAATTGAAGAAATCAAGCCTCTTCCTGAAGATGTTCCAGAACAATTGCCATGAATGATTTCATTGGCCTAGTTTGCGCTAGTGATTGGGGCAGTGCATGGTTCGGCCCTCTTTCTATCAGTTGGCAAAACAGCATGGGCTCTTATGCCTTTGCTCCACATCGCAAGTGGGGCAATGTGCTTGTTATCTTCAAAAGCCGTGAATTCCTTTTCCATTGATTCTTCATGGACACGCATCAGCCTTCCTTTATTGTTGAAGGCACGCCATTGGCGCCCACAGTTCACATTGTGCTTCCTCCTGAACTTCAGGAAGATGCCAAAGCTCTAGCAGCAGAAAACATCCACCCTGCATGGAACAAAGCTCAGCATCGCGGACGCCATTTCGTGATTACCACCAATTCGTTAGACGATTTGTCTGAGCTAGCAGATTACGCCCGCGTTGGCATCGAAGAGCCAGAGCCTGACCTTACAAAGCGGAAACGTCAGGCCCTGCAAATTCTGCTTGACAGGACCAACAGGCATGCCGTGCTAGAGCCCATGGGCGCTTGCCACTGCATTGCTACTAAATGGCGGGACAAGCCATTGCCAAGCCACAAGGCCGCTTATCGGACCACGCTAGAACTCCGGGAAAGGGCAGGCTCTGTAAAGAATTGTTACAACGCTTGACCTCGGTCACGACAGGCGGCATACTACAGGGCATGCGGGCGAGAGCTTGCATGCCCTTTCTCTTTAAGGCAATGACTACAAGGTTCTATCATTGGTTAGGCGAAGAAGGCGGAATTAGCGCCTTTCATGGCAACAATCTTGTGATGAGCCTCGGCTCTCCCATGGTGAATGTCAATATCAGCCTTCAAGAGCTACAAGAATTTATCTGTACGCTTGAAAAGGCTGCTGATGAAGAGCCTAATGTTGTCCAGCAAATAGCTCTTAATTCGATTCGCTACGTATTTGAAGCCGCATTGCAGCATCACAAGAAAGATCATGAAGCCCTTGTCGAAGAAGCTCCTACTGGCGCAGATCTGGAAGAATATCTGCTTTCTTATGCACGTGCCGTCAAAGAAGGAGCTTTGTGAACATGGGCTTACTTAAAAACCAAGAAGCTATTCGCGATTATTCCTACATTGAACTTGCCATTGATTTTGGCAGGCGCGTCACTGCAGAAGAAATCTTTGCTTTCACAGAACGCATAAGAGGCGAAGTGGAGCAACATGCAGGAATTGATTATTGCGTAAACATTAAACGCATTGACCTTGAATTTCCGGAGGATGAAGAATGATTTACGGAGAATATGAAAACGATCCTGATCTTGATTGGGAGCGTCCTCAGCGTTTAAACAGACAGCTTTCTCTCCAGCAATTGGAAAGTCGTCTTGAACTATGGAAACAAAAGCATGAGGATATGTGTCTTAAGCTTTATCGTGCTGCCACTGGCATTTAATCATGAGCAAATTTACCAAGCTTCAACTAATGCTAGGAGAGGCTCTTAACAAGAGAGTTGATGATCAGCAGGTGGTAGAGGTGATTGACACCATGGCGGAATGGTTTGAACTTTTATTGGAAGACATGGGCATTGAACCAGCTTCCATTCCGTCGCTCCTTCGCTGGCAATATTTGCACAGCGACTATGAGAACAATCTCTAATTAATCAAAAGGCTCCATCAGGAGCCTTTTCTTTTGCCCATGTATGATCGCCAGGAATAGGCTCCATGCCTACAGACCACGTATCAAAATCATCTTCATTACGAGGATCATACATCTCCTCACTTGGTGGAATGTAAACTTCTCCTTTTCCTAGCCATCGCGCAAGACGTTCGCGTTCTTGTTCTGCAGGAAGTTTCCTTTCCATGAAAAATCGGCTGGTCTTGTATAGCCTACCTCCGGCCAGCTTTGTATAGGCACAAAGAAAGGAGGGCTTTCGCCCTCCCTCCCTTGCGCAGTCTCCGATGCTTGACAACGACTAGGGGAAAGCTCCTCGCCTAGAAGGGTGGTGTGCCTCTCAGGAGAATGACTAGCTCCTTGGCAAAGCTATACAGCATTGCCCACACTACCGTCAAGCGTTCACCCTCACGGCCCGCCCAAGGACAGGAGCAGCAATTAAGCCGCTAGAACCGACTGCTTTCAAAGCATAGCATCCGGCAACCCCCTTGACGACCATGGCACAATGGTAAGACTGTCGTCCGCGAGGGCGATGGGCCTCTCTAGTTCTTTTCACCAGCTTGATGCTTTCACGATTTCTTCTTTCCCTCCTGCTCCTGGCTCCCCTTTTTCCAACGCCTGCCCATGCAAGGCAATGCGGAACAGCCTCTCACTATGGCGTTGGAGATGGCTACGACGGACAACGCACCGCTAGTGGTGCTCGATTTAACGCCTACGGCTCCATTGCTGCCCACCCATCGCTTCCATTTGGCACGCGCCTCCTTGTAACGAACCGTGACAATGGAAAGCAGACTGTAGTGACCATTCTTGATCGCGGCCCATACTACGGAGGACGCATGATTGACTTGTCCTATGGCAGCTTCTCAAAGATTGCTTCACCCAGCCAAGGCACTGCCCGCGTCTGTATCGCTCGCCTCTGAAATCATGGCTAAAAACCTTGCTTCCTTCATGCTTGTCACTTGCGCCTTTGGACTCGGTGCTTTTGCCATTGTCGCCGCGCCTCAAACAGTGCCAAATCAAGAGGGCTTGACAAAATGCCTCAAGCTCCACCCAGAACGCTATTGCCGCATTGCCAATGGCTTTCCAGTGGCGCCACTTCGTGGCTCTGAGCCGCAAAGCGGCTCTGCCCCCCTTGACAACGCCGTGCAGTAGCTCTATTGTTCCCTCGGGAACGCGGGGAAGCCCTTTCGGGGGCTTCTTTCCTTCTCTAGTCCTTTGCCAGCGATGGCTCCTCCAATGACTAAAACTGATAAAATCAAAAGCTTCATCTTCAATGCTGGTAGCAGCATTGTGAACGTGCGCTTTGTAAAAGCAGACGGCTCTGTTCGTAGCCTTTGCTTTAATCCTCGCGATACCAAGGAAATCAAAGGCACAGGCACTGCCGTAAAGAAGCCTTCTATCATTCGCTGCCGTGATTTCACCATTGCTCGCACTGCAGGCGAAGGTGCATGGCGCTCGTTTGATTGTGAGCGCGTGTTGAGCATCAAGGCTAATGGTCAAACTCTCATCTTCTGAAAAATGACCCGCACTCCTTTTCTCACTCGCTCTCAGCGTGCCATTGCTCGCATGGTAAAAGGCTCTGGCTATTCTTTGTCAAACTATTCTCGTGATGATCGCGCTGCTGCTCGCTCTAAGCTTCTGGCCCTTGTTCATAAAGCCCCTGAGCATGCCCCAGCAAGTAAGCCAGCAAAGCGCACAAAAGCCTTCTTCTTGACGCTTGCTGACAGTATGCAAGACGATATCTGGCGCTTCTTGTAATGGCATTAAAGGATAATAGACGCGCATTGTTTGAGCTTGTTAAACAACATGGCTTTGTTCTTCATAGAAAGAACAAGCATTATGTGTTTAAGCATTTTTCCGGCAAGACTCTCGTTTGCAGCACAAGCTGCACTGATTGGCGAGCATTGAAGAATGTAGAGCGAGACATTAAGCGTTTATTGTCCTCATGAAATTCTCCGTTGGTCTTGTTGTCGATTTGTATGATTTCGGCTTTAAACAATGGAGAGGAGAATATATCATTGTTAAAGCAATTCCTGAGTCTGGCTTATATAAAATCAAAAACATTAAAACTAATAGTCAACAATTTGTAAAGGAAAAAGCATTAAGAATGGGCCGCCTTGGCCCATTCCGCATTGAGAGCCTCCATTAATTGTTACGAAATGTTACAGACCCCGTTCAAGGGGCCTTTTTGCTGTATTGTTCTCTTGTGTTCGGGCAGCGATGCCTCCTCTCATGACCATGATCCCTACTGTCCATCTCAATGGCACTGGCGGTAAAACGCTTTACGCTGAATACCATGCTGCTTACAAGGCGATAGGTGCCGCCATCGATGCCATGGCTGCCACCACTTGTAACGGACGCGACTTCTATCCTCAAGGCTCTGACGCCTTTTATAAAGCTCGTGATGAACGGGATGAAGTCCTGACTAAGCTTCGTGATGCCAAGGCTTATGCAGAGCAGATCCTTATGGGCATTATGGATCAAATGTGATGCTTTGTAACGGGGCTTGACTTTGGCTCCATTTTTATCTAATTTTTATCTCGTTAAGAGCAGTCCTGATTACTGCCCTCCCCCTCACCCTCCGAGCCCTCCGCAACCTCCCCATGAGCCACCAGTTCACCTCCGGCGCTTTCTTTCACGGTAAAGCTGCCTGGCACAAGCTAGGCACTGTTCTCGATAACACTCTCCCTGCTCGTGAAGCGTTCAAACTTGCCAATGCAGACTGGGAAGTGCAAGCTGCTCCCATCTATACCAGCGACATGCTGGAAATTCCTGGTCATAAAGCCATCACTCGCATGGACAATGGCACTGTTCTCTCCGTCCAGAAAGACAGCTACACCGTTGTTCAAAACGAACAGCTCATTCGCATTGCAGAAGCCCTTCATGAAGATGCAGCAATGGATGCCGTAGTTGTTCTCTCCGAAGGTCGTAAAGTTGCCTTCACTGCAAAAATCAACAACGCGGAAGGAGAAGTGGTCAAAGGTGATGAAATCAACCAATATTTAGTTGGTTGCACCAGTCATGATGGAACAGTGGCTTTCCAAATTATGTTTAGCCCCATTCGTGTGGTATGTCAAAATACTCTTTCTGCTGCTCTTGGTCGTGCTGCTGCAGGAAATAAAGCTAAGAAATTCTCCATTCGTCATACTGCCAACGCCAATACTCTCATCAAACATCTGCCCAGCATGATCAACATGCAGCGCCAACAGTTCACTGGTGGCCTGGAAGAACTAAAAGCAATGGCAGCAAAGCCCTGCACAGAAACGCAATTCCGTCAATACTGTCAGCAAGTGTTTGCAGACCAACTAGAAGGTTTCACCAATGATTCCCGTGGCGATAAAACTACTGCTCGTCCTAAACAATTAGAAGATCTCTCTGCATGGGACGCCGTTGCAAACAAATTTGCAGGCGAAGGCATTGGTTTTGACATTCCTGGCGTGCAAGGCACCATGTGGGGCGCTTATCAGGCCATCACGGAGTATTTCTCTCACGATGCTGGTCGTAGCAAGCAAGATTCCACGGAAGCTGCTCGTAAGCGCCTTGAGAGCCTCTATTGGGGCAAAGCAGCTACCACTCTCACTCGCGCTCATTCCCTGGCTCTCGCCTGATTTCCTTTACAATTGCATCGCCCAATTTTTCTTCATTGGAGCGTTACCGGTAACTAAGTGTCGTTAAAGCCAGGCCTCGTGAAGCCTGTCCTAACTTAGCCAAGGGCTGCCCCCGCAGCCCTCTCCCCTCCTTTTGTAACGATATATAAACCGTCCCCACTGGGGCTTGGCAAACGGACCATGGTGAGATAAATTTAATTTCGTCAGGGGTGAGAGCCCACCTGCCTCCCAAACCATGCAAACCACTATTGACCATTGCACCTGCCCCAACTGCGACGGCACTGGTAAGCTTCCCCACTATTCCCACATTGCTAACGGCGACTGCTTCGCCTGTGGCGGCACTGGCACCATCGTTATTAAAAGCTTCATCGGCCCTAACAGCGATGTGATCCTGGACGTGGAAATGCTTCGCGGAGAGTTCTGGCACGCTTGGCTTCGTTGCCGCACCTGGAAGCTTGATAAAGCAGGCGACGGCAACACCTACAAAACCTGGGGCAAAGATAAGTGGTGTGTTCGCATTGATGACATTGAGAAGGCTCGTTTCTTCTGGAAGAAAAGCAAATCTCTCGGCATCATCACTTCCTTGCTTAACTGATCACCAGGAGGCGCAAGCTTCCTTCTCTTCTTTCTTCATCATGACTTCTCTTCCTCTCGGTCTTTCCATTAACCAGCGCAATATCTATCACTATTTCCTCGCTCATCAAAAACGCAACAAGCATGCACCATGCTTTGTTCCCAAAATCCCTACCACTGCCTCTCGCATCGATGACTATCTCAATGCCCTTGTGGCCCTAGAGCGCAAAGGTCTGATCATCGTGGATCGCTCCGCCCAGCACTACACGGGCTGGATCATGCGCCATGGCAAGAGCAATTATGAAGAAAAGCAACAGGGCTTGACACCCGCCTGGAAATGAACTAATTTTGATTTCGTTGAGGGACGCGAGTCCCACCCTCTGCAAGACCATGACCTACCCCGTGGATTACAGCCAGCACAGCGGCCCTTCTGGCCGCTTCAAAGTGAAGGAAATGCTCCATTTCCAAGACGGCACCGTTGCTGAGCATTGCACCAAGGAAACCACTCAATTGCTCTCCAAATTTCACGAAGAGCCTCCCGTAAGCAACTTCGGCATGTATGTCGTCCCCGCTACTGCTTACTACCTCCAAAGCTGGCAAGATATCAACCCTTCCATCCGCAACGTCACCTTCGTCTACACCAAACTCGCCTGATCATGAAAACCATTTCTCTCTCTAATCAAGAAGCCGCCATCCTCGCTTCCATGGTTAATGATGCTTTGAAGAATCTGGAAGCTGACAAAGATTCTGACTTTAGTGAGTCCGAATCATATGCACATCGCGTGAAGCTTCTTCATCGTCGCATTCTTTCTCTTTAATTTCAGCAATGACTTTCTCTCCTTCTTTCAAAGAAAACCTTCTGTGGGACGTATCACGTTTCATGGTGGATAGCAAGCCTGGTGATCTCATGGCTTTGCCTGCTGCTTCTTTCCTGATCAAGGCCCCGGACGGTAGTTTTTCTCTGTCTCGCACTGAGCTTGTATCTTCTCGCCTTATCGATCCAAGTAGCGACAAAATCGTTGCCACTATCGAGCGCTGGGCCAAAGAGGCAGCATGATGCATGCAATTAACGTCCTTGCCATTTCAAAGAAAGGCAAAAGCCGCATTGGCACTAAGCTTACCACTGCCATTGTTGAACAGGATCATCACGATAAGCTTTTCGTTGTTTTTCCCGAGCTAAATCAATGCAGGTGGATACAACGCAACAACGATCCTGATTTTCGCATTATCGAGGACTGAACCATGCTTACCATTGCCACTTTCCAAGACAACGGCCCGTATTTTCCTCCCAGCAAGGGCCGCTACCAAGCGGCCCGCTTAAGAGACCTTCTCTTCCACGTCAGGCTTGCCATGGAGGACCGGGAGGATACTATTGCCATCTTTAACGAAGAAGGCTCCTGCAAGGGCATCTGGAGGCGGGATCTAGAGGGCCATGTGGACAGCGCTGGTGATGCCATCATTGATCATGAAGGCTATGAGCTGATGCGCCCTGATACCAAGGAACAATGGATGTGGAACAGGCTTCAGGAGGTAATGAAATAATGGGCTGCAACTACTATCTTCACGCTCCTAAATGCCCTCATTGCGGCAAAGAAGAAGAGCCTCCTTTGCATCTTGGTAAAAGCTCTTACGGCTGGTGCTTTGGTCTCCATGTCTATCCAGAAGATGGCATCAACAATTGGCAGCAACTATGGAGCCGCATTGATTATTTAACGCAAGATCATCACCATGAAATAAGAGATGAATACGGAGACTTTGTTGGCAATGGAAAATTCTTCTCCATTGTCTGGGACAGGAGCGGAAAGCCCGATAAACTCTTTGATAAACAATGGTTAAAAGACAATTATGCAGAAATAGGGCCTTATGGCCTCGCCAGGCATACTTTACTTGCAGGGCATTGCATAGGTCATGGTGAAGGGCCTTTTGATTACATCATTGGAGAATTCTCGTGATCCTCGTTGATTTCTTTTCTGAAGATTGCTGCAAAGGCACAGAACTTGTGGAAGGCTGGTATTTCTATGCTGATGATGATGAAGGTTTTGTAGGAGGACCGTTTGCCAGCGAAGAAGCCGCCCTAAAGGCGGCTTTTGATGGTCATGGTTGGTAGGATCCCGCTGGCTTTGTATTGGACCCGGCTAGAAATGTATCAAGACCCGGCTAGGGTCGTATCAAGGGTCCGGCTAGCGGCGTATCAGGCCCCTGGTCGATTTTTCCCGCGTGGGAATGATAATGAGAATCGTTTTCATTATGCGCCTTGCCGCATATGATCATATAGCGATATGGTGATATGCGCATATGCGCATACAGGCATAATAGTACAGGCGCACTATAGTACAGGCGTGCTTGTGCCAATCCGGCACTGTCACACGATGGCGGTACGTATCGCGATGGCCTGCCCTGCCGATACGGAACGTGATCAAGCCGGCGCAAGCGCTGCTGATCGTGATCACGCTGGCCCTGCGGTGCGGATCGTGAACGCCGGAGGCCATGCGGTGCGGATCGTGACGGGCGGCGCTGCTGATCAGCAGCGCCGTTAGCGTGTGACAATCCTGCCTGCTGTCACAGCGGCTCCTTTGTCTGTATCCGTTGCTACATTCTGACCTTTTGTAAGGTTTCGCAATATTTGCGCCGTTTGCCCCCGGCCGTGCTAACAGCCCTGGCCCTTTGCCCTTGCTTGTGCCAATCGACGGCCTGGCCCGCCCCAGGGTTGACGCAAGGGCCTGCGATGCGATACGCGCGCCTGCGATCGTCTCTCTTTGCTTTGGCACGGGCCTGCAGGCAGCGGCCCCTACCATCGCCAGCAGCCCAAAGCCTCTAGCTAGTGGGCCACCCTTGGCACCGGCCTAGTTGCCCTGAGCTTTGGCCCTTGTGCTTGGCAATCTGGGGGCCTGGCGCGAGCCAGCCCTTCGATCAACGGACTAAGCCATGCCCGCTCTCACCATCACCGCCAAGCTCGCCGCGCTGTTCGGTGGTTCTCTCCTGGCCCTTTTCACGGCCTCGCTTGCCGTGGATGATCAGCGCCGCTTCGTCGCCTGCCGCGCTACCGGCGCAAGCGCTGACGCCTGCCTACTGCAGATCAGCGGCCGCTGATTCCCTCTCATCCCGTCAACCCCACACCCTCTAAAGCCATGCCCGCCACTACTATTCCCGCCACCGCCGCCAACTACCTGGGCCACGTGAGCCAGGGCACTTGCAAGGATGCCGGCCTCAAACGGCCCACCTTTGCAAGCGTGAGCCAGGCCGCCAAAGCCCTTGCCCTGCCCGTCTCCATCGCCACTACTTCCCACGGCTATAGCGTCAACCACGCCGCCGGCCCCGACCTTTGTCGAAACCTGGCTGACGTGGCCGCTTGCCTGTTGAGCATCCACCACGCTCACTGGCGCGTGAGCCCTGCAGGCAAAGCCAGCGCCGCTGCCCGCTTGCGTGCCCGTGCTGCAAAGGGCAAGCCAGCCATGGCTCCTCACGTGGCCGCAGCCTTGGGCTGCAGCCCTGCCCCTGTCAGCCCTGCTGAACGTGTGGCCGATGAGATGCTCGCCGCTTTGACTGATCTGAGCCGCAAGTGGGAGGCTGAGCCCGCAAGCTTTGCCCCCATCGTGCCCGCTGGCCCTGCTGCCCGTAAGACGGCCCCCGCCGCAGTGCCCGCTGACGTAAAAGCCCACCTAGCCCGCTTTGGCCTGGCTGTTGACGGCCTGCTGACTGTTGGCGCTTCCAATGCAAAGCTGGCAAAGGGCAAAGCCCTGGCCTGGCCCGTCATTCTCCACCACTTGCCCGCCAAAGCCTTGGCCCAGGCCGTAGCTGGCCCCAAGGCCGGCCCTACGGCCCCACGCTCCCGGATCGACGGCCTGCAGGCCCTGGCTGAGCGTGAGAACGTCCTAAGCCTGGCCCTGGCCCATAACGGCTGCCCTTGGGCGTCTGCTGGCTGTGCCGCTGGTTGCCTGGCCTGGGCTGGCCATGGCGGGATGAGCACCAATGTGGCCGCTGCCCGTGCCCGCCGCACGCTTGCGATGCTCGCCGATGGGCGCACCTACGCCAGGGCCGTGCTTTGGGCCATCGCCCGCTCCTACCGCCAAGCCCAGGCCAAAGGGCTGCCCCTGGCCGTTCGTTTGCGCGGCACAGACGACAGCCCCGTCCACCTTTGGCGCTTTGACGTGTCAGCAGCAGAAGCCCAAAGCCTGGCCCGCCGTTACGGCCTGCCCGTAGCCCCTGGCCAGGGCATGACGCTGCCAGAGGCCCTGAGCCTGGCCCCTGCCGGCGCTCTGCACTTTTATGAGTACAGCAAAGCCCCCGTGGCAGGCCCCCACGGCCTGCAGGCCCAGGCCAGTGCTGGCTTTGACGTGACGGCATCCCTGGCTGCTGACAGGCCCCGCGGCATCGATCAGGCCCTGCAGGCCGTGGCCGCTGGGTTCCGCCTGGCCGTACCTGCCAGCTTTGCAAAGGGCCAGACCCTGCCCCCGGCCCTGCTGCTGCAGCCCCGCCAAGGCGGCCCCATCACAATGCTGCGTTGCATTGATGGCGACACTACAGACCATCGATGGGCCGACCCTGCAGGCCCTCACGATGGCTTTGATGGCGTGGCTGTGCTGCTGCGCACTAAGCGCAGCAGGGGCAAAGGGCCGGAGGCCGATGCATTCAGCCTGGCCCCCGTTATTGGCCGATGGCAGCCCCTGGCCGGTGGTGGCTTTGCTTGCTTTTCTCTGATGGGAGCCTGATCATGCTGCCCCTACAGCCCCCGCTTTGGCAGGATCGCGAGGCCGAACTGGCCGAGTGGTTGGAAGCTCAGGGCCTGCCAGAGGATCATCAGCCGGACCCTGAAGACCTAGAGCCTTGGTGGGAGATTGACTGACAGCCCCTAGCCTCTCCAGCCCCCAGGCAGCCCCTGGGGGCTTTGCTTTGCCTGCCTGCCCCTACCCTGCCTGGCCCCCGCTTTGGCCCTGCTGCTGGCCCATAGGGTGGCCTTTGCTGATGGCCCCTGCTGCTAGGTGGGCGCTTTGCTTTGGTGGCGTGGAGGGATTAATAGCTTATTGAGAACGATTCTCAACAATAAAATTAAGCTTTGCAACAATCCGCCACGTAAAATATTGTGATAAACGCTTGACGTTTGAGCCCTGGCGCGATAGTACGGCAAATTTAAATTGTGGGGCTGCGGTATACGCTCCGAAAAGTGGAGCCATTTTTCACCTGCTTTTTTGCCCCAGTGTTTATATCTACCAATCAAGCGAATTAGTGATAGCGCGTCCTACGGCTTCTGTGACTAGTTTTAGCTCTTCGTGAGAGGCATCGTTTTTAATGCGATTTGCCTTAAAGCTAATAATCCATACATTGCCTTTGACGTAACCACGTTCTGGATCAATGCGATCCAGGGAAGGGCTGTTAGAGAGAGCAACGGGGCCAACGCCACGTCGTCGTGACCATTCCAAGGGAATATTAAATACTGGGCAATGAGAAGGGACTATTGAGCGAATATAAGGAAGGTCAATATCGAAGGGGATATTTTTATCTTTTGCTCGTGTTCTGGCTTTAGCGACCATATCTTTTGTTTGGCGCATCACTGGATTTTGGCGATCATAATCGTGGTCGTAGTTCATGAATGCGCAAAAATCTTGGACAATATTAACGAGCAAAAAGCTAGTGGCACTATGCCGAAAGCAAGTCCGCAGGACGCCGCTTGAGGCATTTCAGGCGATTAGCTTCTCCAATGGAGACGGCCCAAAGCCGTCGTAATGACGCACAAAATCGCGCATTTTCCTTTCCATTGTTCTCAACAAAAAGGCGGCCCAAAGCCGCCGTTCAAGCTTTTAAAGATAGAAATTGCCTGTTTTTAGCTTTTCTCAGAAGCTGCGCATAGCTTGGCCGTGTCATCACATAAGACTGACACAGCTTTTTTTGAAATTTGCCCCTCGATGGAGAGGCTCCGTCCCTTTGGGGGGACTCCGCTACTAGGACATCGGGGCTGGTCTAGCCTTTTTGTCCGTCACTTCGCGCTTAGGGCGCTCCGTTGGAGGAGAGATGTCCGGGAGGGACTAAGCGGGAGGAGCCGGGCTTGGCGTGTGCTCCGCTTACGGTAATCGTATCTCGGCCTGTGGCTTAAATGTGGCTTTTTCCGTATCACTGTGATACAAAAGCCTAAAAATCTTCACAATTTCTTAAGGATTCAAGCAGTGGATGCTGGTTTGCTGAAGAATGTATTAAATAATGCATGCACAGTTTGCAATAAGAACTAGCGTGGTAAAACTACGGACTATTGCCATGTTTGGTTTGCCAGAACGCCAGCCATTTAACTATGGTCCCTATAAGCTATGGCCATGTTTCAGCAAGCCAGAATTTCAATGGTTTGCAGCGATAGATGGTGCTCCTTATTATTTCCGTACTTTGAACGAGGCGAAGCTTTTTATTAAAGATCGTCTCTCCATGGAAGATGCTGAAAATCTTTGCGACTAATGACTGAAGAAGAAATGAAAGCTTTTGTCCATCGTTCCATTCGTGAGCATGAGCTGCGCGTGGCACTATGGTCGGGCCTACTTGGCGCTGCATTGATGGCTGGCACTTGGCATGCCATTTGGTTATGTCGTCTTCCTTAAGAAAGCCCTTGGAAAAGGGCGTTTACGCTAGCCTTCCTAAGTTGATCGTGCCCCGCTGAGCGGGGCTTTGTCGTCTCATGAGCCTGAAAGAAAAAGCAAAATGCACTCCGATTGCCCGTACCGGGCGAGTGCAAGATTGGATGGATAGCCCAGAAGGTCGTCTCGCTGTAAGCTGCACGGTTTTCAACGTAGAAGATTCAATGGAGGGACCAGATGGTATTGAAGCATCTTGGCGGTTTGTTAGCCACGGCTTGCGCAATGGTGCGGGGGTCGCTATTCATCTTTCTTCTCTCCGTGAAAGGAATGCTGAAAATGGCAAGGGCCTGGTGGCAAGTGGACCAGTAAGTTTTGGCAAGATTTATTCCACGCTTAATGAAATTTTGCGCAGGGGGGGTGTCTACAAAAATGGGGCGATAGTGCTTCATCTTGATTACGACTGCCCCGATGCATTGGAATTTATTAATGCTTCGCGAAGTGAACTGCCTTGGGTGAAACGTTGCATCAATGTAGACGAGAAGTTTATTGAGAATAGTTCTCAAGAATTTATCGATGCATTGCTGAGGGGAATTGGTAATGGTGATATTTGGTTGAACAAGATTCGTTTCAATGCGAAAGGAGAGCGGATTCGGGCAAATGTCTGCCTCGAAGTTTATCTTCCGCATCGTGGCACTTGTTTGCTGCAGCATGTAAATCTCGGCGCCTGTAATTTTGATAATTTGCAAGGAGCCTTTATTGAAGGCATGCAGCAGCTAGTTGATCTCCATCCCAATACTGGCGTTGGCGACACCGGAGAATATCTTTCTCCCACCATTGATAAACAAATTGGCTTAGGCGTGCTGGGCTTGGCTAATTTCCTTGCCATCCATGGCATTAGCTATGAGGATTTTGGCTATGCATTGAATGCATTCCTGGCCGAGGATCCTCGTGCATGGTTTGAGCAGTGGAAAGAGACTGTAGCTGGCGAAGCAGTATGGCAATTAGACCAAGGCATTCAAAAAGCGGCTGAAATTGCCCGTGAGCATGGCATGGAACGTGCCTTTTGCATTGCTCCCACTGCATCGTGTTCCTATCGTTATCTAGACACTCGCGGCTTTACCACTGCTCCTGAAATTGCTCCTCCCATTGGCCGCATTGTTGACCGGGATTCTGGCACTTTTGGCGTGGAAACGTTTGACTATGGTGATGTAGAAATTGCTGCTGAAGTGGGTTGGGCTAACTACAAGCGCGTTGCTGATGGCATTGTTTCGCTTTATCAACGCACTGGCCTCTTCCATGGTTATTCGTTTAATTCGTGGAGCGATATGGTCATTTACGACGAAGCATTCCTTCGCGATTGGCTAGAATCTTCTCAGACGAGCCTCTATTACAGCCTGCAAGTCCTGCCTGATACTCAGCGCAAGGATGATGCATACGCTGCATTGGACGACGATTTTAAGAGCATGTTTGGCTTAGACGAAGAGTCTGAAGCTGATGGATCTTCTGCGTCTTGCAATTTAGAGGCTGGCTTTTGCGCTGCCTGCGCCGAATAAAAAAGAAGGGGGCTTAGGGCCCCTTTCTCCTCACACACCTGCACGATACTACGACCATGAACGCTGTCAAGAGCCCCTATCTGTCCATGATTGCCAAGAAGCGTCCTTGGCAAGCGGTGCCTGTTAGCAAGGGCAAGCTTAAGGAAGGTGGCGAGGACACGATTTACAATCTGCTGGCTCTGCGCCACCTGGAACTGCCTGTGAAGGACTTTCTACAGCAGGGACTAGAGCGCGACCTCCCTGCTACGCCTGGCGTGGTTGAAGCGCTGCGTCATAACCAAGACGATGAGCAGCGGCATGATGAGGCACTGAACTATGTGACGGCTGCCCATGGCACCAATGAGAAGGCCGAAAAGGAAGTGGCGAACATCCTTAAGGCATGGCAAGAGCATCCTGCCCATCCCATTTTGAAAGCTGCCATTCTCGAGCGGAGTATTTTCTTTGTTGCATTGCCTTTTTTCCGTTTCAATGGAGATATTGGCATTCGCACTGTGGCTGCCGACATTAGCCGGGATGAAATTACGCACGTTGGCGTGCATAGCCTTGTTGCTCGCGAGCTTGGCGAAACTGCTGGGCAGAGCCTGAACAAACTGCGCCGTGCTACTGCATTGTGGGCTTTTGATGCGCTGCAGGCAAGTAATGACAAGTGGTTGAACAAGGATTTCTGGCTGCGCCAGAGTGATAGCTTGTTTGAGAAGGGCAAGGCAGAAGAGCTGAATGATACGGCTCGCAGCAGAATGCCCAGTTTTTTCGAGGCTGCTAACAACGACCTGCCTCAATACGGGCGGGCGTGATATAGTTAGTGAGTTCCCGCTCTGCTTTGCATCGGGCCATCACCACTGCTGCTCTGTCGGCAGTGTGCAGCCAGTTCTGAGGTCCACCGTTGGTTGTGGAGTGCCTTTCCTGGCTTGCATTTTGATAGAGGGCAAGCCTCTGTTTGGATACGCCTGGTTAACTCACAGCCCGATTGTCGGTAGGCCAGTCACGCTTGCTCCATCACTCCCCTCCATGCTTAGCTCCCAGACGGAGACCATATTGTTGGCGCCAACAAAATGGTTTTTAGGGATGATGCACAAACAGGAGGGGCCCTGCATCTTGGTGTACGGAACACGTTAGGCCATGGAGCCTAGAGTACTGGGTTCAATTCCCAGAGATGCCCTATGATAAATGCGCTTCTCCATTGAACCATGGCACGGTTTCGCATTGTTCAAAAGCCATCTATTCTTGATCCACGAGTGGCAAGGTATCATGTGCAGCAAAAGGTGTTGTGGTGGTGGGAAGATCGCTTTATGCACTTTGCAAGCGTTGAGGAAGCCGAGGAACTGATTATCAAGACACTTGAGGCAATGGACCGGCCTTTTGTAGGAACTTGCGTGGTAGGTGAATATCAATAATGCTCAAACCATCGCCTCGCGCAGCCACGTATGACGTTGGCGAAGATTTGCAAACAGTTCTCAAATATCTTGCAAGAAGACTGAATGTAAGTACTGGCACCATCATTGCAATGGGAGTAGCAGCGATAGAGGAGGCAGTGAAGGTGCAAGGAGAAGACGCTTATGTCATTAGCGTTGCCAAAGATGGGCAAGTGGCGGGCTGCAAATTAAGAGCCGCTGTTGAGCATGCGCAGAGCAAAGAGAAATGAGTGCTTTCGTTACAAGCGATACTCACTTCGGTCACGCAAAAATGATTGATTTTGCGCGTCCCGATGGCGAACCATTGCGTCCATTTGCATCGTGTGAAGAAATGGACGAAACTATTATCGAACGATGGAACGCGAAAGTAGGCAAACGCGACACTGTTTACCATCTCGGTGATGTAGTTATTCCTCGCGCATCGTTAAAGCTTCTTTCTCGTCTCAATGGAAGAAAGATTCTCATTCGTGGTAATCATGATCAAGGCGCATTGAAAGACTATTTGCCATATTTTGAAGATGTGAGGGGAGCATTCTTTCATCCTTGTGATAGCACGTTTCCCGGTGGCTTAATTTTCACACATATTCCCGTACATCCATCGTGCTTATCTGGGCATTACACAGGTAATGTACATGGCCATTTGCATTGCCATCGTATTCTGGATGACAATGGACAAGTTGACAAGCGTTTCTTTAATGCTTGTTTAGAAGTGAATGACTTCGCTCCAGTAGCATTTGAAGATATAAAAGAATTTTTCCGCCGTGGACGAACGTCGTCGGACATTCAACACGCCCATTAGGGAGCCATGGAACGCTCCCATTCATCAAATTCTTAAAGCCGTAGATGCTCATATGGCTTTGTATCTAAAATATCGCGATCCATGGCATCTAGAGAAGGCGGCCATGCTTAGGGCTTATCTTCATGAACTAAAATCTTACATTCATCGGCAAGAAGCAAATGTGGCGAATTTGGGCGAAGGCACTGGGAGAGAAGGCGGGAAAGCATAATCGCGAAGCAGATACAGTTGCAATTGTCCGCACGTTTATTTTTGCTTCTTATTTAATTACTAATATTGCCATTGTTGCTAATGCCATTCGCCATTGGAACGATAGTGAATGCACAGTGCAGTCAATAAAAAAGGGGCCTTGAGGCCCCTTGCTTAATGCTCAAAACCAATGAGGCTTGGGCACGTAGGCAACGCCGCGATAAACGAGGGAAGCCATTTGAGCTTCACGCAAACGAGCGGCTTTCTCAAGCTGCTGCTTGATCAGGGCAAGAGGGTTCATGATGGTTCCCGATGATGCGCGGTCCCGTTCCGTACCGTGCGAGTCATGCGCCCCATCGCTGGGGTGAACGTCCTTTCAGCTTAACATGATGCCCCTAGCAGGATTCGAACCTGCACTGTGGTCGTTTTAAGCGACCTGCCTGCTGCCTATTGGGCTATAGGGGCGTGAGGAGTAAAGGTGCTGAGGGCGGGGCTTCAATCCGCCTTTGCACAGCGTTTAACCATGGGTCGGCCCATGGCCTTGACTCCATTTTGTGACAACGAACAGCATCCCCCGATACTGTTCTTTAAAACGCTGGCCAGCGTGCTTCGCGAAAGCTTTGAAATCATAACACGACGACGATCAGGCGTCATATTCTCTTAAGCTTTCATCGCCTTGATGATCTGGCATATAGTCGTCAGTGGTGGCCTCCGCTTCCCAAGAGCGCTCCAATTGCTCCTCTTCTTTTAGGCGCTTGGCATGAGCTTTGAGCTTTGGAAGCAATGTAGGAATATATAAGTGTTCGGCAGCAAGAAGCTGAAGAGAAGTTTGCTTGCTAGTGGGAGCATTTTCCAACAAGGCCACAAGAAACTTTGTTTCCTGCATAGTTAATTTGCAATAAGTCACTTCATGACAGAACTATTGTTTGAAAATCATACTAGGAGATTAAGCTTTCGATCCAACCAATGTCATCATCTTTGCTCGCGGCAAGAATGGCACCAGCCATGGCGAATGCCAAGTCGTCAATACCAGTGGCTTTACCACCAGTTACACTCCATTGTCCACTTGGTTTATAGACCACTGTTAGATTTTTGAGCTGCATAATTGCCTTCTCGTGACGATAAATATTGATTTGTCCTGCGTTAAAAAGCTCTCGCATCTTGCTGAAAGCTTTCATTTTTGAACTAACGGTCCAAGTGAGTTCCGTGATGGGCAAATCACTGGCCAGGCTTTGAATAGTGCCAGCGCTGTTGAACTGGTCCATCACAATAGTGTCAAATACATATAGGCGATGTTGCTCCTTAATCCAATCTTCCACTGCATTGATATTCACCTCCTTTCTTCCATTAATTTCAAAATCAGCTACGAACGAATGGAACTTATCCACGACGAGAGTGCCGTTTTCGTAGTGAACAATACAAGCAGTGTAGTCGTCGCGGCCAACGCCACCACGGGCGGGGTCAAGGGCAAGGACGTAAGCTCCCTGGAATTCAGGACGTGGTGGTAGTGCTGCACGGCGGTCATCAATACAAGCATCAATCACATCGCTATTGACTAGCGCCGAAAGATTGGAGGCAAATTGCGCTCCATATTCCACCTTAAACTTTTCGGGATCGCGCTGCCTCTCTGTGTCAAGAAACTCTTGCGAAATATTTGGGTTCATCTCCCACGTTGGGAGATTCACTGCTTGCATGAAAGGGAATCGTCCTGATGATGCTTCTTTGAAATGCTGGTAGAAAATACCGTCAGTCAGCCATGGAGAAGATAGTTCAAGAATGCGTCCTTTCCCTCCAAACTGAGCGATGGCGGGAGAGAGTGCGTCATAGATGCCACGACCTCCACTGTTTGCATCGCCTTCAGTGGCAAATGCAAGCTCGTCAAATACTGCTCCGGCGCAGGCAAGACCACGAGCAGCTCGGCCTGACGTAGGAATGGCCTTAAACACGCAATTATTACTGAGTTCGATAATGTCCGCTGTCTCGCGAACAATTTCTTGCGCGAAAGGGCTTTCAATGATTAATTGACGGATATTGTTTAGAGCAATGCGGGCTTGATCTTGACTGTTTGCCACTGTCACCAGATACCATCGCTCCCCTTTTCTCACCTTGCGACGGTATTCCTCTTCTAGAACAAAGCACATATAGAGGCATGCCACTGCAGCCATCAATGTTTTGCCGCTTCTTCGTCCTAGTGCCCATACTGCATGAGACTTGCCTGGCTGAAAGAATTCATCCAAGATGCGAGCTTGCGCTGGATAGAGTTCAAGGCCGAGGGCGTGTTTAGCGAATTGACTGCAAGTTAAATTCACTTGTATTTCAATAGAGACAAAGAAAGTAGCTCAGTCTTGGGAACGAAATAGGCAGGGCGACCACCTGCTGGATCTTTCTTCCATTGTTCCTTCATCGCATCGACTGCTTTTATCCAACCATGGATGAGCGTAATGCGATTTTCAATTGTGACGAGCACCAATATCTTATCTGGACTTTCATCTAGTTGAACGATTAAATCGTAGTAATGCTTGGAGCGAGTTTTGATATCGATGTTGGGAGGAAGATCTGCGGAACCGCGCTTTGCTTCAGTTTCTTGATAGAGCTTATCTTCCATGCCAAGCATGACGGCTACTGCCATTTCGCCTGCGGCGCCTAGAAGGTGATAGCGAAGCGCTAGTTCTCCCTTTTCCGCTTTTTCCCCACCATTGTTCCGACTTTTTCTGCATTGATGCTCATTAAGGGCTTGCCTGCGAAGCGCTTCGGCGCGAGCGCGTTGCCGCTGGTCTTCGCTAAAGGCAAAAGTCAATGGCGGAGCCAAGAAGTCCATAATGGCTAGTTTCTACGGACAATGTATCCAGCTTTTAGACTAAAAGCAATACAACTTAGCCATTAGCGTTGGTTATGGAAGGCGAAGCAATTGATTTAGGCCATGCCAGTGCGGGCGGTATTCGCGCGGATGGTCTTCAAAACGTGCTGATTGGCATGGGAACTGGCCGTGACAAGGCCCAGTACACCAAGACCACCGCCACTGTCTTCCTTGCCCAGGAAGAGCTTGAAAATCTTTATGGCGAATGGCTGCCTCGTCGTATTGTAGATATCTATGCAGATCAAGCCACGCGTAAGGGTTTCAAGGTGTTGTTTGGTGGCGATGGTGTAAGGGCCGAGGAAGTGCAAGGGATTGAGCAGGCAATTGAAGATTTGTATATTCTTGAGCACTTAAATCTCGCCGCAAAGAATTCACGTCTTTATGGAGGGGCATGCCTACTTTTGTTTATTGACGATGGACGCCCTGCTTATATGCCTGTTGATAAACGCAATATTCGCCGCATTGAAGAGATTGAATGCCTTGATCGTTGGCAAATTGCTCCAGTTATCAACGAAGAAAATCTCTATGACTATTCCAAGGCAACTTACTATCAAATTATTTCTGGCGATTTAATTAACGAACCTACACTCACCTATATTCACAAGGACAGGATTTTGCGTTTTGATGGCGATTGGCTGCCTTATCGCGTGAGGCAGCGCAATTATGGCTGGGGCATGAGCAGCTTGCAAACTGTTTATGACAGCTTCCGTCATTATTGGACTGGCCTTAATTCTGCTGCAACGCTTCTTACTGAATTTGATATTTTTGTTCACAAGGTGAGGGGGCTCGCAGCGATGCTTGCTGCTGGCAAAGAAAGCTCCATTCGTGATCGCTTGCAAGTGAATGATATGAGCAAGAGCATTTATCGCGGCTACGCGATTGACGCTGAAAAAGAAGAGCTTGAATTTATTAGTCGTAATTTTGGTGGCATTGGAGAAATTTTAGAGAAGCTTCGCGTGGATATTATTGGCGCCAGCAAAATTCCTCATACTGTTTTATTTGGTGAAAGTCCAAGCGGACTTGGTTCCACTGGTCGGAGTGAAGAGCGTGATTTTGCTAAGACACTTGCTGACTATCAAAGTGTTCATTTCAAACGCCCAATGAAAAAGCTGATGGAATACATCATGCTGAGTAAGGAAGGTCCAACGAAGGGAGAAATGCCCGATTCATGGCGCATTGCGTTCAACCCATTGTTCGAGCTTAACGAGCGCGAAATGGCTGACGTAAGGGCTCGCGTAGCGGCTGTAGACGGTCGCTACATCCAACTGGGTGTCCTTACACCTAAGGAAGTGGCAGACGCCCGTTACGGCGGTTCTGAGTGGAGCATGGAGCTTACGCTCGATCCCTCAGTGGAACGGGCCAATGAAATGCCCACTCAAGAAATGGGTGGAGCCACCCCTGATCGGGGTGGCTTTGCAGTGCCTCCTGGTGGTCGTGATCCAATGAATGAAGAAAATGGCACGCTTCCAATGGATGGGAGCAGGGAAGTCGAGGACTCCGCTGCAGGGCTTTTCTTGCCTCGCGATTTAGAAGAAATTCGCGGTGACGTGGAGTTTGCTGACAAAGAGCTTCATTCTCGTGCAGTAAGTGCTGCCAAGGCTAAGTTTAAAGTATGGCCTTCTGCCTATGCAAGTGGATATGTTGTCCAGCAGTACAAGCAAATGTACAAGAAAAAGCACGGTTCTTTGAGCGGCGCCTTTAAAAGCGATGAAGGCGAGCTGCATGCCGACGATCTTGACAAATGGTTCAAAGAGAAATGGGTGAGGATTGGCGCTAATGGTGAAATTCTTGGACCTTGCGGTGCTCGCGAAGAAAAAGAAGGTAAGCCCAAGTGCCTTCCTCAGGCAAAAGCTCAGGCTATGAGCAAGGAAGAGCGCCAGACAATTGTGCGTCGCAAGCGTGCAGCAGATCCCGATCCGGAGCGGAAAGGACCAGCAAAAATGGTTAGCAGCAAAACGGACGCAATTGAGCCGCTAAAAACAAGTGGGCTAATTCTTGCTGATATTGACGAAGCTTCTCTCATTGATGAAGAAGACATTTCTGCTGCATTGAATCAATGGAAAGAAGAAGCGCCTGAGCGCTTCAAGGATATCCTGGAGGCAGAGGATGTCCAGCCTCAATGATCTTTCTCAATTCTCTGAAGCCATTGTTCGTTTTGACGAATCATCCTGGCGTTACGACCCTATCAGTGGTCGGTATCGCGGCACTAACGGACGCTTTCTCAGCGCTCGTGCAGTGGAAGCACTGGTGGATGGTCGAATTAACAAGCTTGGCGCTGAGCTACGGCGTTTTACACGTATGCTTAGCGCTGGTGATATTACGCTGGATCAATGGCAAGGAAGCGTGAGGGAAGCACTTAAGCTTGTTCACGTACAAGCGGCAATCATCGGCAATGGCGGGCGCGAAACAATGGTGGCTACCGACTGGGGGCGCATCGGGCAGCGTCTCCGTGTGGAATATGCTTACTTACAGAATTTTGCTAATGACCTTCTGGGCGGTCGCGTTTCTGTTGCCCAGTCTCTTGCTCGCATCGGCCTATACGCTCAAGCTATACGCGGCAGTTTTTGGGAAGGAGCTAGTATTCGGCAAGAAAAACAAGGATATTCATTGATGCGGCGCATCCTTGATTCCCAGGCGAAGCATTGCCAAGATTGCCTGGATTATGCTGCTCGTGGCATGGTTCCCATTGGTAGCGTACCGCTTCCAGGGCAGCGCTGCGCATGCCGTGCGAACTGCCGATGCAGCGTAAAATACTTCCGACAGCAAGCGCCAACTGTGGCAGTTTGAGATGGACGTTTTAGTTGGCAGCACTGGCCTCATCGGACAAGTGCTTCGTGAGGCGCATGAGTTTGGCGCCTGTTTTCATTCCCAAAATATTCATAAAGCTTCGTCATTTAAGGAGCCCATTGAAAGGCTCTACCTGGCTTGCATGCCAGCGGAGAAATGGAAGGCCAATGCAGCGCCGCTGGCTGATTTTGACAATATGAACAGCATCATTCAAAACATCCGACATCTTCCAAGGCCAGCGGAAGTCATTGTTTATTCAACGATTGACGTGCATGGGCAAACTGCATATTATGCAGACGGCACTCCGGAAATTTTTGCTATTGATTACGGTACTAATCGCTACATCTTCGAGATGCTTGTCAAAGCCGCGTTTCGCGATTCGGTGGTGACAATTATTCGCCTCCCCGCATTATTCCATCGTTTCATTAAAAAGAATATCCTGTTTGACCTATTAACGAACAATAACGTGGAAAAGATTAATATCAATTCGGCTTATCAATGGTACTGTTTGGATGATTTGTGGACAGATACAAAGAGGGCTATCAGTGGCACTACAAATGAACTGTATACAGCTCCCATTGAGACAGCGGAGATTATTGAGCGCTTTTTCCCAGATGCAAAAGTAGGCAGTGGTCCGCGTGTGGAATATAACATTCCTCCATATAAAGATGACAAAGCAAAGATAATGAAAAAGATGGAGGCTTTTATCAATGCTTGGAATTAGTGCCATCGGCTGGACCGATGAGGAAGAAGAGCAAATCTTAAGTGCTAACGCGGGAGCATTTAACGTGCTGGAGATCGTGCCTGCACGCATCTTCGCTCAAGACAAAGACTGCGCCGATATTGCGAAAGAATACCGCGAGAGCTATGGCTTATGGGCATATTCAGCTCAAGCATTGTTTTTTCAAAGCAATGTGCAAAGCTTTGAAGATACAACAGCAGTGTCGGAGCATTTGCTAAAAGTGATCGGACTTGGTTCTCTCATGGGAATCAAGCGCTTTGTCTTGGGAAGCCCGAATCTACGTAAAGGAAGTCCATCATGCTTGATGAACGTATTGAAGCGCATGGATGCAGTATTGGATGCAAACGGAGCCATCCTCTGTATCGAGCCTGTAGCAAAATGCTACGGAGGATCTTATTTCTTTACTGTGAACGAAATTGTTAATCACATTGATTTCTGCAATCTTAAAAATGTCAAGACAATGCTCGATACTAATAATGCCTGGCTTCAGGGCGATAGCCCTAAGAAGTTATTGAATCATTACTGGCCTTACATTGCTCATGTGCATATCAGCGATACTGACAATGGTCCGCTGCTTAATAAATACGAACACAAGCAAATAAAACGAATGCTTGATGGAATCAACTACGAAGGTGCAATTGTCCGCGAGTTGTTTCAAGCTAAAAAGCACATGCGCGACTATCCACTGTTCCGCAGCATTTACGCTTGAGACAGCGCTTCTTTAGCCATTGCTTCGATGGCGTAGATCCCTTGAATTTTGCCGGTATAAAAAGACAACAGATTATCTTGTTGCCTAAAGATAGGAGTGCGCTGGGCGCTGGCATTTTTGCTTTTTGCTTTAATTGATACCACTGGAAATACGTATTTAAAATAATCATGAAACTCGGGCCAATAGCGCATTACATGCTCCTCCATTGAATATCGACGGTCATGCATTGAACCATAGTTATTGCCAAAGCAATTCATTTCCTTTTGCTCAATAATGCCAAGCTTGACATGGCTCAGTGAAAACATTGAAGAGCCATATGGATAGATGGAAAACAATTCTCCGTCAATAAAAGTGAGGGCGCCAAATGGCGGCATTTTAATTGGGCGATAGACAAACATTGCTACTGCCTCAAAATAGTCTCCCTCGATAGCAGGCAAAAGAGAATTGTTGGTGCAATCAAAAACAAAATCATAGTCTTGCTTTAGCAGCGCAATAGAGCTTTCGTTGATTTCTTCTCTTCTGACAATGGGAAGCAATAGCTCTTCAAAATATTTACCAGTGGCAGTTGGTGATATATATTTTTCGATGGTGTGCAAAAGCAATGATGAGTGATTCAGTAGGCTTGCATCCGCTTCCGTGTGTGGCCAGTCCTTGAAAATAAGTCGAATGGTTTCTGCATCTAGCAAGCTTTCGTCTTCTGACACCGCATAGAAATTGTTTTGAATGTTCTCTGTTAGACGACCATAGTCAAGCATGAACCGCTCAAACGTATTTTTGCATAACATGCGCGTGGCATGATTCCTGGCGTAGTGATAGCCATAGTGCAAACGATTTTGATTGATCAATGAGGCTTCAGAAATAAGTATTTCATTACGCTCAAACAATGTCACATCAGCTTCGCTCATTAAGCGTGAAGCTAAATGGCATCCAGTCCAGCCGCCACCGACAATCGCAATTTTGAGCGTCATTAAATGTCAATGCAAAGCGTTGGCTGCACTCCCTGCCAGTTTGATTTGGCTTTGAACAGGTCCAACTGTGGAAAGTATTCTATGCGGCGAGGCATGCCGGTTCCATAGACATCCGCATGCCCTTGATAATTCCATTCATCGATGCCATGTTTATCAGGGTGATAAAGGCCCGTTGGTGAATCTCTCAGCTTCCAAAGCATGTAGTCTTCGTTAGGCACTCCCCATTGTTTCCATGCTTGCAATGCCTGCGGCGAGCTGTCCATGTTTTTAATCGCTGCGAGACGATCTTTATGACGCATGAGATAGTCCATGCTGTAAAGACCGATACTCATTGATGGCGTGTGCTTCATCGCCACCTTCTCAAAAGCTTCTGGCGGATCGTAAACGAGGCTTTTGAATGCTGGCCCGGCAATGCAAGTGTCATGAAGGAGGAACCAAAAGGGGCTCATGAGATTGTGTTCGACAATTTCAATGAGGGGCGTGTATTCAAAGGAGTTTTGCGGTGTGCAAATCATTGGTACGTCGCCGTAATGGTCAATTTGCCAGTTTTCTTGGCCTCCATTGATGATTAAGATTTCATTGGTGCCAATTCCAGCGCGAGTGAGAGAGGGAATAATGGTCTTAAGCGTATGAGCGGCAAACTTGTTGCAAGTGCTGATGCAAAAGCGTACAGAAGATGGCGACAGCATAGTTTTCTCCTTGTGCCGTAAGTATAGAAGCTGCTTATGATGACGAAGATTTCGAGAGAACCATGGCAAAAATTCTCTATTGCGGCGATGCATTTGTAGAAACGGGATTTGGGAGAGTGGCCCAATATCTACTGCCTGCTCTTGCTCAAAAGCATGAAGTGGTGGTAATGAGCACAAACTACCATGGCGACCCCCATCCCGAGGCGAAGAAATACAAGGTGTATCCAGCCATGCTGCATGGATCCGATCCGTTTGGGTCGCATCGCATTGCCAGCATCATTCAAGCAGAAAAACCAGATCTTGTTTGGGTGACAAATGATATTTGGATTGCTATCAACTTGTGGGAGCAAGCCAATTCACTTAGGGAAAAACTTGGCTTCAAATGGTTTGTCTATACTCCCATTGACTCCTATGGATTGTTTCCGGAACTGAAGCGGCAAATGGAAGGGTGGGATGGTCTTGCCACTTATACGCAGTTTGCTGAAAAAGAACTGCGCTTGATGGGATGGGACGGGCCGATTGATATTATCGGGCACGGCACCGACTTTACCAAATTTTTTCCTCTTGATAAACAGCAGTGTCGCAAGGAGCTGGGCGTACCAGAGGATGTATTCATCGTATTTAATGGCAATAGGAACCAACCGCGAAAACGCATCGATTTAACACTTAAGGCATTTATCAAGTTTGCAAAAGATAAGGATGATGCTCGTCTGTGGCTCAATATGGGTAGCAAAGATCTTGGGTGGCAAGTCATTCCATTATTTAAGCGCATTGCCCGCGATGAAGGTTTTGATGCGACAAGCAAGCTGATTCTTACTAGTCCTCATTTCTCGGTGGACAACTGCCTCTCTATTGAACAGCTAAACAAAGTGTATAACGCTGCTGATATTGGGCTCAACACTTGCATTGGAGAGGGCTGGGGCTTAGTCAATAGCGAGCATGGCTCCGTTGGCGTGGCGCAAGTTGTGCCTGACCATACAAGCCTTGCTGAGATCTTTGATGAGATGCCTCGTATTCAATGCAACGCTTCTGAGACTGATCGCAACTATGGTCTTGAACGTTTGCTTCCTGACCCTGAAAGCGCAGCGGAAATCTTGTCATATTATTATGAAAATCGCGATGCGTTGAAGAAAGATGGGCAATGGTGCTATAACCGTTTGCACGAAGAGCCTTTTACCTGGCCTTATATTCAACAGCAGCTTCTTGACGTGGTAGAACGCACTCTTAATGCAAAGCCAGCCGCTCCTGAGTTTAAAGGCTTTGGCACTCCCGCGAAGATTGTTTGATCATGCAAATTTCACAAATCTTTCTTTCCACTGATCCAGCGGAAAAGCTTAGTCCGTTCCTCGAGCATGCTACGGGCACCATTGATGCTTGCTTCCCTGAAGCAAAGCATGTCATTTATAACAACGATTCACTTCGAGCTTTCATTGCTGATAACTATGAAGAAGAAGTGCTATGGGCGTACGATACGCTGAGGCCTTTTTCTTACAAGGCGGATCTTGGGCGTTTCTGTCTATTGAATAAGCTTGGTGGCTGGTATTTTGATATTGGCGCGAGGGCTTTTAATGCGGTGGATCTTGGGCCGCGAATTAAGTTCTTGGCTTTTCGTGATATTCAGCGCTTTAGCTATACAAGCTGGGCGTGCGCCACGACGGTGCTTTATTCCCAGCCAAGTAATCCTGCTTTGCAAACTGCCATTGAAATGATTGTTGCGAATTGCATCGAGCAATATTACGGCATCACTCCATTGTGCCCCACTGGCCCAACTTTGCTTGGGAAAGCTTTGGCAGCGAATGGAAGCCAAGCCGATTTCGTTTATGGCGACTACCTCGAGTTAACGCCTACGCACAGCCAGAAGAACAGGGCCTTTGTGCTCCCCGATGGCACGATCATGGCGTGGAGTAAGCCTGCTGGCGGTGGCGACTTGACTGGACTTGGCGCTAAGGGCGTCAACAATTACAATGAGCTGTGGCAAGCCCGTAAGGTGTATGGAGATGGCTGACAGCACCATTTATGCGGTGTGCATCCCAGGGGAGAAGGTGCGTTACACGGCCAAATCTCGCATTGTTCCCATTATGGGAGGAAGTCATGCGCTGAGCCAAGAAGAGCGCGAAAGTCTTCGTGCTGAAGGCTATGCTTTTGACGATGAAAATGCCATGCTGTCTCCATTAAATGATCGATGGGGAGAGCTTTCGTGCGTGCATTGGATGATTCTTAATGCAAAAGAGCTCAACATTGGCAATGCACAGTATCGGCGTAATTGGTTAGAGCCAGAAGATGAATGGTATTGCCCGGAAACTTTGTATGTGCCAGAACCGGCTCAATTCTCCTGTACGCTTGAACAACAGTTCTACGGCGGTCATTCTGCGTTTGATGCACCAGCAATTACGCGCAAATTAGCAGACGAAGGCAAGTGGATTTTTACGCGCGAGGAGATTGATAAGATCTGGGCGCAGTCTTCCTTTGTTGGCTGCAATATGGCACGCGGGCCAAGGCAATCTTATTTGCGCTTCATGACAACATTATTTGTCGGACTTGCTCCAATTTGGCGCGAAAACAAAGAGCATTTTCTTTCCATTGAAGGATATGACAAGCGTGCAATTGCTTTTATTGCTGAACGCTTAATTACTGGAATGGTTTTATGTAGGGATAGGATTCTTCCAGGCGTAAAAATTGCCACGGCTCCGATAGGATTTATTAATTAATCACGCTCAAAGCTTAGTCATGACTACGAAAGAAAAGCAAGCAAAAGTTGCTAAAGTTATGCGCGAATTCAAAGCCGGCACCTTGAAGGGCAGCGACAAGAAGCCCGTCAAGAATCGTAAGCAGGCGATTGCAATTGCTCTGTCGGAAGCCGGCATGAGCCGTCAAGGCAAGAGCGATGCTTATTGGGATAATTATTTTATGACTCTCATCGGCGAAGAGGAAGAAGAGGAAGAGGAAGAAGAGGAAGGGATGGAAGAAATGGAGGATGGCTCCTGCGGAAAAAAGCGCTAAGGGGTGACGCTGAAAGCTTTGCCCCTCCTGCTGCTGTGCGATCTGCGGCTCGTCGCGGCCTGGAGCTGCGCAAGAAGCATGGGAAAGGAGGATTGACGACGCAAGAGGCAGGCAAGCAAGGCATTGGCAGTGGAGTGGCCAGGGCTTCTGATTTAGCTGGCGGCGGGGCCGTAAGCTTCGCCACTATTAAGCGCATGTCAGCGTTCTTCTCTCGTCACGAAAAGAATAAAAGTGGAGGTGAAAACGATGCAGGCTACATTGCGTGGCTTTTGTGGGGAGGAGATGCTGGTAGGGCGTGGGCAAATCGCATCATTAAGATGGTAGAGAGTCGCGAAAAAGACCAATGAGCGAATATGTGCGTGTCATTGAAGAAGAGGATGAAGGTATTGGTCTTTTGAAGGCTCTGTCTATTTTGTCGGCTAATGAGCATCGCAATACTTCGCGGTGGGAGCTTGTCGAAAAGCAATGTTTTAAGAATGGCCGACTAGATGAAACGCACATCTATGTGATGAGCGTTTATGAAAAACCAGACGAGCATTTTGAGCCGACAAAGTTCCTCACGTTTGAAATTGAGGCGATGGCAAAGTCTTACATTATGGAAGACATTGAAAATCAGCTTGCCAGCATTCGTGGCGAAGACGACGACGAGGACTGATTATTTAGTTTCTCAATAAATGGCGTTTATTGAGAAATCAATTAATTTTTGCAATGAATGATGGGTAGCCCATCAACCACAGCACGCTAATTCCATAGAGACCACTAAGAGTGCGAATTTGCACGCAATCTGGTGGGGCAGTGCCTTTTTCGATGCGGCAGTAAGAACTTTGACTGATGTGAAGCTCTTTTGCCACGTCATGTTGAGTGAGCCCGGCATTAAGCCGGGCTTCTTTAATGCGACTTGCAATGAGAATACGAGCTTCTTGATGGGGAAGTTTAAGAGCGTCCGTCGTGCTGCGTGCCAAGAACATCACAAGTTTTTATTCCATTTTGCATAAGCTTATAAAGTATAACATTCGCTTCTTGATAAAGTATGAATATGAGCACCATTTCTTGTCGATACGATTTCTCTCCTATTGAGAAATACGAACTCACGCCAGAAGGTTATCTTCGGGCATGGGCTTCTATCGCACGCACTGGCATCCAACACTACACAGATAGTGATGGCTCCATTCGTCGTGAATATCGTCCCGAAATAGAAGTGGCGTCTCCCGATAGTCTTGCTTCATTTGCGGGCAAGGCAATCACTTCGGAACATCCCCCCGTACTTCTCGATTCTGAGAACACCAAAGACTACCAAGTGGGCTTTAGTGGCACCGAAGTGGTGTACGACAATGGTTTTGTTAAAGCAGTGATGACAATCACTGACGAAGACACCATTAAGCGCATCATGAAGGGGGATGCTCGTGAGGTAAGCGCTGGCTACAGGGTGAATTACGATCCCACGCCTGGCGTTACAGAAAATGGCGAGCATTACGATGGCGTCCAAAAGGAAATCATCGGCAATCACATCGCTATTGTTCGTCGGGGCCGCGCTGGCCCGCAAGTGAAGCTTCATCTTGATCGTCAAGATGCTGCTGACCCATCTTTGATCTCTAACGGAGGAGACCATCTAATGACTGCAAAAGTCGTGTTTGATGGCGCCGAGTTTGAAGTGACGGAGAGCGTTGCTCTTGCGATCACTAAAGAACGCGAAGACGCCAAAATGTCCTTCGAGGACATGAAGAAGAAGTACGACGAACTGCAAGCAGCCGCTGATTCCATGAAGTCTGAAATGGACGCCATGGAAAAAGAAATGAAGGGCAAAATGGATTCTGCCGAAGGGCGGGCCGATGCTCTGGCTGAGCAGGTCGAAGAACTGAAGACTGAACTGACTGCTGCCCAAGAAATCAACCTTGATTCGATGGTTGAAGAGCGCGTGGCTCTCATTGAGAAAGCCAAGCCCGTTCTGGATAGCGCTTATGAATTCACTGGCAAAACTGCCCGTGAAGTGATGGTTGATTCCATCAAAGCAGTGCGTGGTGATGAGCTTGATCTTTCTGAGAAAAGCGACGACTACGTACAGGCAATGTTCGACACTCTCTCTGAAGGTCGTTCTGATTCTGCCACCACTGATGAGCTGCGTAAAGCCGTAGCTTCCATTGCTTCTCCTGTTTCTGCGCCGTCCGCTTATATGGATATGCTGCAGAATGCCTGGAAGAAGCCCCTTTCCATTTCTAAGGAGGCTAAGTAATCATGGCCGTTGTTTTCTCTACCTCGGGCACTCCTTCGGCTGGTGGCGTGCAACAGAGCTACGCTCTGGAGCATGACGCACTGCTGGAAGGCCAACTGTCTGACATTCGCGACAACACCATCGGCACCTACGTCAACGAAACTGGCGCTGTGCTGCCTTTCGGTAATGTGGTTGTGTACAACACCGCTGGTACTGCTGCAAACTCTGCTGCTACCATCTCTGGCGCATCTGACACTGTTCAAGGCGTGAACGTCCTCACCTATGTTGACGAAACCGCTCTGGATTCCAATAACCGTCCTGGTGTGAAGAATCAGCAAGTGCTGAACGTGGCTAACGAAGGTGCAGTGGCTGTCTATGTGACCGGCGCTGTTTCGCCCACTTCGCCCGTGCGTGTGCTGTATTCCGCTAGCGGCACTGGCAAGGCTGGTCAATTCTCGCATGCTTTTGCTTCTGGCAAAACTGTTCGCCTCGCTGGCGCACGTTTCCTGAGCACCACCACTTCCAGCGGTATTGCAATTCTGGAGCTGAATGGCCCCAGCTTTACTCTTTCCGCTGATTCTTGATAGGAGGCCCTAACAATGTCTGAATTCCGTATGGATGACGCGGGTCTGTTCCTTGAGCGTCAGCTTGAGTACATCCGCCCCCAAGTGTTTGAAGTGCAGTATGCGGATATTAAGTATCCGACCATTCTGCCTGTCACTAGTGAAGCTGGCCCTGGCGCTCAGACCTTCACCTATCGCATCATGGACTCCACTGGTGAGTTCAAGCTGATCGCTGATGCTGCTGACGATCTGCCCCGTGCCGATATCAGCCAAGTTGAGAAGAGCATCAACATCCGCTCCTTCGGTGGTTCCTTCGGTTACACCGTGCAGGAACTGCGTGCCGCTCAAATGGCCAACATCGCTCTGGAGCAGCGTCGTGCTGCTGCTGTGCGTCGCGCCTATGAGGAGAAGGTTGAAGAAGTGGCTCTGTTCGGCGAGAGCACTGTTGGCCTGTCTGGTTTCTTTAACAACTCCACCGTGGACGTTGTTGCTGCTGATAAGTGGTTCACCGATAGCGGCACCACTGCTCAGGAAATGCTGGAGCTGCTGAACTATGGCGTGAGCGCCATTATCAACGCCTCCAAGATGAAGGAGCAGCCCGACACCATCCTCATGGCTTATGAGGACTACAACAAAGTTTCCACTACTCGCAACTCCGACTCTTCGGATGTGACCGTGCTGGAATACTTCCTGCGCACCAACCCTTACATCCGCAACGTTGAACCCATCAACCAACTGGATGCTGGCAACAGCGTGCTGAACACCAACCGCATGGTTGTGTACAAGCGCGATCCCGAGAAGGTGCAACTGCACATTCCTCAGCCCCTGGAACTCTTCCCGCCTCAACAGCGCGGTCTTGAGTTCATTGTTCCCGCTCATGCTCGCGTGGGTGGCGTGGCTCTGTACTATCCCAAGAGCGTTATCTACGTTCAGGCTTCCGCCTGAGGATAGTTGATCAAGGGAGGGGCGTTAAGCTATGGACAATTGTTTCTTTTGAACAATGCTCATTGCTTATCGTCCCGAACTTGAGAACCCGCCCCGTGAAGGCGGGTTTGGCATTATTACGCAAACAGGCATGATTCAACTCACGCCTGGCCTTAATCAAGATATTCCAGAGTATCAATGGAAAGTGGCTCGTGAAAATAAGGCAGTTAAACGCCTTATGAACATCGGAGCCATCGAGGAAGTGCGCGAGCAGATCATGGTGGAAGACATTCCTCAAGATGTGCAAACGCTTTCTCAAATGCCAATGGTGGAAGCCATCCGCATGATTGAACTCATTCATGATCCGGATCAGTTGAATGGCTGGAAAAAGATTGAAGGCCGCGTAAGGGTGCGTAATGCTATTAGCAAACGTCAAGAAGCCATTCGTATTGGGAAAGCCTGATTATGGCCGTCACTTATGCGAGTTTTCTTGAGCGGTTCCCTGAATTCACTCCCCATCCATCGGGAATTGTGAATGGCGCCATCTCAGAGGCTACTTACGATGCTTCTGCAGACGTATTTGGGGAACAAACTGATAGGGCAGTTAAGTTTCTTGCTGCTCATATCATTGCCATTCAACTTGCGCAAATGGGCATTCAAATTGGTGCCACTGAAGGCAAGGTATATGGTGAGGGGCTAGATGCCACTCAATATGGTCAAGAGTTCAAGCGTATGTTGAATACGCTCCCTTCTTCTTCTGTTGGTTTCGTTGTATGAGCAACTTCCTGGAGCCACTTGCTAATTCCACATTGGTATGGTCAGTGGCTTCAGGCTATGCGCTTGACAGTGAAACAGGGAATTACGTGGCAGTTGCAACGGGCGTCACTTATTACGCATCGTTAAGACAAAAACGCAATCCTCAGTACGATTATTTGCTTGGTGCGGACCAGACGGCTGTCTATATGGAAGGCCGTCTCACTTCTCCGCTTACGCTCTCTGGTGTAACGCCTGGTGATTCCGCCCAAGCAACAATCAATGGAAGAGAAGGGCGCTTTGAACTGTTGCCAAACGAGGAGATTGCTATTCATTATTGGCAGTTCCTCGGCACGCCAATTAGGGGAATTTTTAGACTAATTGGCAAAGGAAGCGTTGACAATGCTTGATCTAATCAAGCCTTCGCCGCTTAATCATTCTTTCCATCGCTGAGGATCTTCTCATGCTTTACCATCCCACAGAACTGGTGAAGAGCCAAGACGTGATTGTGCGCGTTGGCTCGATCAACGGAACTGCACGTCCTGTGATCACCCAGAGCGGCGCTACCTTCACTGTAAGCGGCGCTCCCACCCTCTACACTCTGCAAGCCGCTACCACGGCTTCTGTTGCCTTTAACGATGGCAACCAAGAATTTTACCTGCTTGGCGGCGGCGGTTTCGCTGATAGCGTGATCGTTACTAGCCAGGCCACTGCTTCCATCACTTCCTATTTCCAGAAGGATGTTGATGGCACCGTGTTCCTGCCCAATAGCTTTGACGAAGCTTTTCAAGTGATTAGCGCTTCGCGCTATGACAAGAACCACGAAGTGTACGTGGAAATCAACAAGCAGCTTGGCGCTTCTGGCACTACTTATTACTATGATCGCGTGGCATTTACTGCTTGCGTGATGAACTACAACGAGAGCTATCCTGCTGATAACCTCGTGGAATGCACCTTCGATCTGATTAGCCGTGGTCGCATTGGCATCCACCAGAATGCCTCTGAGACTGGTTCCATCATCCCTTCGGCTCCCAATAGCTGATTCATCTTTCCATTGTTCTTTGCTAGCCTTCCTTTACGGGAAGGCTTTTTTATTGTGAACATTGCACAACTTCGGGAAGTAGTTAGCGAGCTTCTTTCAGCATCGCCTAATTTAATTGGTTTTTATACATTACCAAATGGATCCACGCTTCCTGCTGTTTACGTAGTAGGAAGGCAAAGCGTGCCGCACGAATGGAAAGTGAAGGGGCTGGAAGTGACAATGAGAGAGTTTCCAATCCTTAATCCTGGCTCTCCATTGGGAGGCACTGTAAAAGTAAGTCAAGTATGGGAGGTGGTTTTAACACAATTTACACCCAGTAGCAATACGCTCGCTACCGCGATGGACAGAATGGTTAGACGTTTTCCTGATGCAACGCCAAGGTATTTTCAGGGAGATGATATTGCCTATGAGCGCTGTCGATTTTTGATTCCAGACTTAATTCTTCGTAATTTAATTGCGCCATGAGTGGAGTCATTAATGGAGGCTCAATTATTAATGGAAAAATTCTTGAGCAGAAATTAGCGCAAGCTTTTGAAACTTGGGCACGTTTTGATGCGAACGATTATTTTCGTGGACAATTCACGGAAGACAAGTGGAACTATCCTGGAGAGACAGAAAGGAAAAGCGGAGAGCTTGCCAGGGATCCACGTAACATTTTCGATCTTGGTGATCTTTATAGAAGTGGTAGGGATAGCTTTAAAATTACGCAAGGAAGCATAGATATCACTGCATCGTGGGACTGGGATGCAAAGAATAGTTCAGGAAGAGGCTATGCGTGGTATGTTCATGAAGGACTGTCAACTAATTTGGCGCCAAGGCAGTGGACAGACGTGTTTCAGCAGCGCGATCTATTTGCAAGTAGCAATGTAAGCAAGGAGCTAAGATCGCGAATACGTAAAGCATTGGGCGGATGAACATCGATTATCTATGGAGCCAGGATAATACTGTGCATGCCATTAATTGCGAGCTTAACGGCATGGCTCTAGACGTTGGCATATTATGCCTTATTTCCTGTCGGGAAGAGACGCTTAGAATAAGCAACGAAATTCATTCAATGTTGGTTGAAGTGCCTAAAGAATTTCGCTCTAGCAGCGAAAGAGTGAAGGTATTCAACGCATTGTTAAACGTTCTCGATCATGAGCAAATACAGCTTCCTTCTGCAGACCAAGGCTGAAGAGTATTGCGAGCTTCTGCCAGGTATCCGTCTGAAGAAATATGGCGGCTGGCTAGTTGCCGAAGCCATTGAGCAAGAAGAGATTAGCAAGCTTCAAAGTCAGGCTACTATTCGCGCTGTACAACTTGCTAAGCGCATTGCAAAAGACAAAGAGATTCCTCTGGATGAAGCTTTTGGCCTATTGCAAGGTGGTGGTGGTTCTATCACTGAAGCAGAACTTCTTTCGGAATATACGGAAGAAACATTAAGCATGATTACTAGCGGCTCGTCGGTAGAGAGCACCAATGCCCGCATGGTGACTGCCTTCATGCGCTCTCGTGGTCAGGGAATGATTGATGGTGAATGGCAAGATTTGTCTGACTGGGACATGGAAGATACAAAAAATCTTCCGCGCAAAGCCATTACTAAAGTGGTTGAGTTTATTGCTGAAGAGCAAAATGCTGAGACGCAGGAGGCAGTGGCCGCAAAAAAAGCAACGAAGAGGAATTCTCCTCAGTAGCGGAAATGCTGGAAGCGCGAGCGCGTAACCAGCTCAAAGGCTTAACGGATTGGAACGAGATTTATTTCCGACTTTCTGCATCGGATTTTAATGATCGGCGATGGCATGCCGATCAATTTGGCCTGCAGCAATTGTCTGATATTAAGCGTGCATTGAAATATTTGGATAAGCACGACATTGCAAAATACAATGTGCAAAGCGTTGCTATTGCAAAGCTTGGCACAATGGCTGCGGGCATGATGGCTGGACGCAAGTCTAAAATTAAGCCGGAAGACTTCCTGCCGTTTGATACAAAATCTTTACAAAAAGATACAGGCGTCACCGACGCGAGCTTGATTGTTTTTCAACGTTTAATGAAAACCAGAAAAATGGACGGCAGAGTTATTGCTTTGCTGGCTGATGATTTAAAAAACTTTTCTGGACGTAATCAATAGCAATGATTATAGAATGAAGGGACTGTGATTAGAAAGCAAGATGGCAGCTCAAGACGCCGAATTGAAGCTTAAGGTAAGTCTTGACCTAGCCTTCTTCAGGCAGCAATTAGCGGGCCTTGGGCAGGCTGCTGCTGGCACTCCATTGCCGGTGCAAATTAGATTTGATAGACGTAGTGTACAGAATGAGCTTAATGCTCTTGGTGCAAATATTAGGCGGAGAAATTATCGCTTAAATATCGAAACAAATTTATCTGCTGAAATTGCGAAAGCAGACACGCTTGCTCGTAAACTTACGGAATTAAGCGGCAAGGTTAAAGCCGCTGCGGGAGGAGCTTTTTCCCAGGGACCGCAAGGAGCCGCTGGCCTTGAGCGCTTCATGCGCGAACAGGGACTGATTGGGCGTGCTTTTGGCGTGCAACAAGCGCAAGAGCGCATTGCAAGACAAGCGGTTTTATCGCGTCTTGAAAAGGGATCATTGAGCAAAGGTGGATACAACATTGCTGGTCTAGAAAAAATCATTCGCGATTTAGGAGGCACGCCAACTGGAGGAAGGAAAGATCTTGCGGCGCAGGCGAAAAAACTAGTAGAAGAAGCAGATGGTATTGCAGATGCAGTCTTTGAAGGATTAAAAGACTTACAAATGAAGCTTCGCCCCATTCGTGGGCAGGCTCAAACAAGTGCTGCGCGTTCCATGCCCAATCTCAATGAGATGCTGGATCGCATGGCTAATTTAACCAGCAATCCTCGTGCTGCGCAACGTATGCTGCGCATGATGCCGGAAAGTCGCATTACAACCGATTTGGTTGGTGCGGCTAATCGCCAAGCGGCATTTCAGCAACAATTTCCTGAGGGTTTTACTCTTCCTGGCTTTAATGCCCCGAGAGCATTTGACCCTTTGCTGAAAGCAATTGCAAAAGATTTTTCTGACTACACAAGAACAGTCAATATTTCTGATCCATGGGTGGGTCAAATTGGCAAAGGCATTATGCAGGTGGTCGCCAAAGCGGCAAATAGTGCTCAGACGCAAAAGCTATTGCCAGCAGCGGGGCAGACTAGCGCCTCGCGAATGACCCAGCAAATGTTTAAGGGGCTTCCTCCAATTACAGCACCAATGATTGGGGCTGAAAACGTTCCTTTGAGCCGAGCTGCACAATATTCTTTGAACAAAGCAAACAGGCTACTTGGGCTTCCCATTGGGCCTTCATCGCCACTTGGTTCAATGGGACAATTCCCAATGTCAGGGATGATTGGCAGAGGCTCAATGGAACAATTCCCAATGAGCGGAATGATGTATCCTTCGTCGCCGCTGGGTCGCATCACTCCTCAAAGCAGCATGTTTGGAGGTGGTGGAGCGCAGCCTCCTGCCGGTGGAGGCGGCGGACGATTTGGTGGCTTTGGCGGCATGATTCCAGGTGCTGGTGATTTTGGTCGGGCCGTTGGAGGAGTTAATCTTCCAGGCACTGGAACAATCAGAGAGCTTGGTGAAGAATTTGGCTTTGCCGCTAAGCAAGTGGTCTTATTTGGACAGGCTTATAAATTGCTTGCATTCATTCAAAATCTTCCCGCACAAGTAGGTGCAGCAGTTGGCCAGCTACAAAGCTTTAGAAATACGCTGAATGCAGTGACGCCTTCAGCAGAAGAAGCGCGAGCTTCTAATGAGCTCTTGCTTGGGCTTATGGAGAGATATAACGTGCCCTTGCAATCGGCCCGTGATGGTTTTACCAAGCTATATGCTTCCATGGCTCCGGCTGGTTTTAGTGGCGATGAAATCCGTGATTTATTCACCGGCATTACAAAAGCTGCGGCCACGTTTGGCATGAGCGCAGATAAAGTTGATCGCGTGAACTATGCCTTTGCTCAGATGGCAAGCAAAGGACAAGTGATGAGCGAAGAACTCAAGGGGCAGTTAGGTGACGTACTGCCTGGCGCGATGGCATTGTTTGCTGAAGCGGCAGGATTTGAAGGGCCTAAAGCTATCCAGGATTTCTCTGCCGCCCTAGAAGAGGGCGCTTATAAAGGCGAGGCGATGGTCGCATTGTTGAAAAATGTAACCATCGTAATGAATAAAGAGTTTGGCCCTGGCGCTGAAGGAGCGGCACGAACCTTCCAGGGCGTAATGAACCGCATGCAAAACTCAATGGCTCTTTTCTACGAGAGCTTTGAGCCCATTGCAGTGGGATTCTTGAATAGTGTTGTTGTTCCGATGACGGATGGAATTAAGCAGCTTACTGATGGGCTTAATACATTCTTTACTGGCACTGCAGCCAAAACAGCAGGAGGATTTGCCATTGCGCAAGAGCTGGAGCGGTTGCGCCCAGCGTTTGATGGCATTGGACAAAATGTTTCTACTTTTGTTGTTCAGCTAGGAGAACTCGCGAGGGTTGCTCTTGATGTTGGCAAGGTATTCTTGCAAATTGCTGGCAATCCAATTGTTGGTTATCTTGCAAAGCTTTATGCAATTGCTCTCCCCATCAATATTGCACTTGGCGTGATGCGTGGATTGTGGGCTGCTAATGCATTGCAACTATTAATTTTCAATGCAAGAGTTGCTTCTGGTACTTCGACTTTATCAGCGTTCAGGGGGATGATGGCTGCAACAGGCGCTACAGCGCAGACTACTGCAGCTTCCATCCGCACTGCTGGCATCACCTTGCGCACTTTCTTCGCGACAACTGGCGTTGGCCTGGTTGTTGTGGGCATCAGTATGCTCATTGAAAAATTCCTGACAATGAATCAGGCGCTGGCTGATACCAAGGCAAAGGCGATGGGTGCGGCACAAGCCATTCGCTCCATGTCTCAGACTGAGGCTCGCGCAGCAGAGCAGCAAGCACAATCGGCTTATCAGACAATTGGGGCAATAGCGGGACGTGGCGGTGCTCAGCAGCCAGGTGGAGATCGACTTGTTCCCGTAAGTGAAAAAGAGCTCAAGCAGCTTCAAGAGCTTGGCCCCATTCGTTCGCAACAGGCCCCAGGTGGACCAATCTATGTGAAGAGAAGCGAGGCGATGGCTTTAGCGCCCCAGGCGCAGCGGTTGCAGTCTGAAGCTGCTTTTAGACAAAAGCAGATCAGCTTCGAAGAACAGCAGGCTCAAGCTCCTGCCGTGCTTGGCGCAATTCCACCTAGTGAAGGGGAAGGGAAAAAGAAAAAAGGCAAAGAGCTTGATGAATATAGCAGAAGCCAACTACAATTTATTCAAGATCAGTTTGACATTGAAAAACAACGCCTTGATAAACAACTGCAAGGTCAGCTTATTTCGCAAACTCAATACGATATTTCGTTAGCAGAACTAGAGCTGGAAACCGCAAAGCTTGAAATAGCCGAGCGTTATCGCTTGGAAGTTGATAAGACAAATAAAGACAATTTAAGCGCTGCAGACAAAGCTCTTAAGTTGAAAGATTTAGAAATCAACAAAAACAATGCTTTAACCATCGCGGAAGACAAGCGCAATTTAGCAATTGGAGCAGCTCGCCAAAAGATTATTAAGCCCATCATTGATGAGATTGATCGCGAAACGCTAGGAATTCAGAGGCAGGCCCTGCAAATGGAGGCTCTGAAAGATGGTCGCCTTGAACTTACTTCTGCTCAAGAAGCTGAACTGGCAGTCAAAGAAAGATATGCAGACTTGGCTGCAGATGAAAGAGACATTGCGAAGGGAGAGCTTGATTTACTCACTCAAATTATCGCTCAGCGCCTTGAAAATGTGAAGCTTTTGGAAAAACAAACTGCTTTAACTTCTGCTCAAAGAGGATTGGAAACAATTGGCACTGGATTGCAAGCTGGTTTCACTGGCGGTGCTGCAAACGTCTTTGAGAGAGCGATGGAGCAGTATGGCGACGAAGATTACGCCACGCAACTTGCCAATGTGGAAACAGCCGCAATGCAGCTTCGTAGCGTTTTTGAAGGGCTGCAAGGCGCCATTCAGGGCGTGAGCGGAGCTTTCGCTAATGTCCTTACAGAAGGCGTGGCAAACATGATCAGCGGCACTGCTACTGCCAAGGAAGTGTTTGCAGGATTCCTAGAAAGCGTTGGCCAAGCGCTTTCTCAAGCTGCTTCACAAATGATTGCCACTTATATCGCCATTGGCATTGCAAAAATGTTTGCAGGTCTTGGAGGGGGCGGAGCGGACATGTCAAAAACTGGCATTACAGAAGGCACTCTTGCTCCTATGCGGCAATATACAGATGCGGCTGGGAACATGGCTCCGAATTTTGCAGGCTTTGCAAATGGTGGCATTGCTCCCGGAGGTTTCCGCGCCTTTGCCAACGGCGGCGTCGTTTCCGGTCCCACTCTTGGCCTTGTAGGCGAAGGACGTTACAACGAAGCCATTGTCCCTCTTCCCGATGGCAAGAGCATTCCCGTGCAGCTTGGCGGCAAATCTGCCCGTGATCTAATGGGAGGAAATGCCCCTGGTATGCCTCAATCTCCCACGTTGAACATGAAATTCGAGACCACTAAGATCAATGGCGTAGAGTATGTAAGCCGCGAACAATTAGAAATGGCCATGGCAGAAACGCGCCGTGCATCCATTGCAGGCGGCGCTGCCAGAGGCATGAGCATGACCTTAGATAAGATACAACAAAGCCCCTCCACTCGCTCTCGCATTGGTATGCGCTAATGGCAAATTTTCCTTCTATTAGGCCAACTGGACGATCCTATTCGCCAGGACAATTTCCAACAAAAATCTATCGGGGGCTTTCTGGTGCTACTGTAAAACGCATCTTCGGCAATCGTTCATTTGGTCATTCCATCGAACTAGAGTTTGCCAATATCACTGACGCCAATGTAAAGCTCATTCTTGATCATTACTATGCGCAGGGTGGAAACTACACGCGTTTTGCATTGCCAAATGAAATTTTCTCTGGCATGAGCGATAGCCTTCGTGGCGTTGTGCAAGCGCCGACTAATATTCTTTGGGAATACGCTGAACCTCCGCAAGTAGAAAGCATATTCAATGGGCGAAGCACTGTTACAGTGAGGCTTATTGGCGAATTGGACTATTCTGGCGCTTAATTATGTCTAATACCACTGTCCATATCGCCAATTTTGCTTTCATCGAAACTGCAAATGGGCGCAGTCATTACTACCAGAACTATTTTTTTGGTAAGGACTTCACTGCAGTGGCAGTGCCTGGCACGGCTTCCCCCACTTATCGTTTCGCTCCTTTTAGAGCCGAAGGCGCCCTGGCGGCATTAAATGGAGACAATAGTATTTTGCGCTTGTTGTTCCCTCATAGTGAATTCACTATCGCCATGGTAGAAGAAGGAGAAGGGAATAGGCTTAGCAAGCTTTCTTTGAAGACAGTGTGGATGGCAAGTACTGGCGATATTACAGACTACGCATCTTATAGTCTTGCTTCTGCCACAGCGCAATACGAAGAGTTCTATGTTGGTGTGGGGGCTTCGTTTGACGATACAACTGTTGAACTCCGATTTCGCTCTGCAATGGACAGCGTAGGAGCAAACTTTCCACGCCGTACATTCACTTCTAAAAACGTTGGGATTCTTCCCTTAAATGCAGAAGTAAGCTTGCGATGATTAATGATTTAATTGGCCTTTCTTACGAGCGCAGGGCTCGCTTTTGCGAAGGAGAAGGAAAGAGCGATTGTTTTATGTTGGTTTGCGAAGTAAGGCGTCGCCTTGGTCTTTATGATTACGAAGATGATTTTCGATGGGCATACGATGAATATGATTCTGGAAATTTGCCCATGAAGCGAATCATTAGATGGCTTTTTGAAAATGGCAAAAGGACAAAACAGCGAGAAAATGGAAACGTAGCGATTGTTCTTCCAAGACCAGGCGGTGAAATAGCAGTTGGCGTGGCTTATGATGGTGGAATACTTACAGTTTCGCGGGGAGGGCGATCATACTGGTCGCCATCTTTTCCATCGTTAAAGCTGTTTAAAATGTTGCCTGATATCAAAGAATGAGACGCCTCCTCCCCTACGAACGCGCTCTAATTGATGCTCTTCAGATTTCAGAAGAAGAATATTGGCAATTTTATTTAGCGCGGTTAAATTATCGAGACAATAAAGAAGGCACCATTCTTGATGTACGCAATGGTCTGGAAGTCGGAACTGTTGCGCTCATTCTCAGTATTGTTGGTACTTTGGCGCAAGTGGGTGCTGCATTACTTGCACCCAAGCCTCAGGCTCCTGATCAAACAATGGGACGACAGTCCCGAAACCAATTTTTTGCCCCACGTTATGGTTTTAATTCCTTTCAGGAAGTAGCTCGCTATGGGCAGCCCGTCAATCTTGTCTATACGAATATTGACGAAAATAAATTAGCAGGAGGCTTGCGCGTCAATACGTCTCTTGTTTGGTCTGCCGTTCATAGCTTTGGCACCAGTCAATACATGCAAATGCTTGCAGTGGTGGGCGCTGGCCCCATTCAAAGTTTTGCCTATGGGCGTACAGCGTTTGGCCAGACACCATTAAGAGACTTGGCTTCGCAGCGTTACTTTCTTTACGCTAACGAAGGAGAAGGAAGGCTTTTCTTTAGCGACAAAAAGCTTCCTGGCGACTCTACTCTTGATCCTCTTTATACATCGGCTAGTGATTTGATTTGCAGTGTAATTGATAATGCCTACAATAGAACGCAGGGCTATAGTCAGGCATTTTCCCCTACTACCAGCTCATCGTTGGGGTTGTATGACGTGGTTCCCTTGCGAGTACAAGTGGAAGATAGAGATGATGAAGGCCAGTTAAAACAGGATTCTCTTGGTATTAATGTTTCATCGGGACGAGGAGAATACTGGCCTTCTACATGGCCCACCACGGGAGTACGCCCCTCTTTCCCTGTTGGCAATCAACTCACTATTGTTTTTGAAGAGGACGATAAAAAACCCACCGATGGAGTAGAGAGAGCTGCTATTGACTTGCGTAGTGCATACATTGGAACCTTTGATTCGGCTAGCACTTACAAAATAGGCGCGGCAAAGTTTAAATTAGTTTCTGATGATGTAAAAAGCGGCAGTGATATTGAAGGCACGTTTATCTTTCAATGCTTTGAAAGTGGCGTGTTATGCGAGGAGGATTATGCTACTCAGCGTTATCAGCAAAATGAAGGTGATTTGCGCAGGCAGAAGCGTGAACTTGAAGCGACAATTGAAACGTTAAACGCAGAAAAAGGTGCTGCTTTTGCTGAAAGATTTAAGGGGCCTGGAGCTGACCGAATTGATGCCTTCGATCGCGAATTAGAAGAGATTGATAACAATATCGAAAATGCCACTGCCATCCTCAAGGGTGATCTAAGTGGAACTGAGTTATTAAACATTGTTAAAGATGAAGGCACATTTGGTGGAATTAGGCGTGATATTGACACGTTGGAAGAGCAGATTAAAAGATTAAACGATGACATTGAGTCGTTGCAAAATGAAATCGACCAGATAAGAGACACTCCAGCCAATCAAAGAACTAATTCTCAGAAGAGGCGGCTTGATAGCGCTAGGGCTGAAAAAAATACAAAAATTGCAAACAAGAAGGAGAAACGAATTGAACTTAGGGATCAATTTGCGAGACTTTCTACTCGTGCAATCGAGCAGGGTTTGTACGATAATAATAAAAATACCAACTTAAAAGAAGAGCGGCGTGCCTTAAAGCAAAGAAAGCGTCGCCTTGAAAATCAGAGAGAAAAGATTGCGGCCACTGTTGAACGGGACTACGCGGCAGAGCAAGCAGCGCAAGCTGTATGGACAAGTCAATACAATTCTGCAAATAAAGATTTAAATGACACAATTAAGCTGCTTAAAGACGAAGATTCTTGGAACGATTATTTCAACACAAAATGCATTGCCAAAGTGGACGAAATTAGATATGAAGCAATTACAAAATGCGAAGTAATTAATTTCTCTTTTAAAGCCAAAATATTTCAGCGAATTCAGGGGCGCATGAATAAATATGCAGAAGAAGATCAGCAAGGACATAAAGATAGCGACAATGGTATTCGCAATCGCACCTCAATGTTTTGGCTTTGGTACAAAAAACCAACAGAAACGGAATACAAACTTGTGCCATACGTGTTTGGAGTGAGAAGCGGGAAAGAGCTTGATTCCTATGTGAACTTAAGATTTGTTGCACCTTCCAAGGAAAAATGGCAATTCAAACTTGATCCGATTGTTGACCTTGCTGCTGAGCTGCGCACACACAATTCTGGCAATGATATGCAGATGATTTATTTGCGAACCGCTGGTTATGGGGGAAGCATCGGCGGACAGCAGTTATCTTTTGGTAATGGATTTTCTGTTGTTTATCGCGGAAGAAATCCTATAAGTACAATTCGTCGTCGCCCACCGTTGAACCGCACTCCTAAATTTGTTGATGAATGGGGGCTCTTTTCACTTCGTAGTGATACGCAAATTTCATTTTCTTTTGAAAGCGGCCCAGAAATTACATTAGTGGCCGTCACGGAACAACAGAAGCAACCATTGACAAGCGATATTTACGATGGCATGTCTATGTTTGGGCTTAATATTTATAGTGGGCAGGGAGTGAAGGATTTGCGTTCACTTAGTGTATGGGTAAACAGAGGTAAAAAGGTAAGAAAATTTTTAGATTTTAATGGCAATTATGAATCTTCTCCTTCTAGCTCAACAAGCTATGCTCCTGAAATCTTTCTTGATACAGTGCTAGATGAAGAGAATGGTATTAAGGCTTACGCCAATATTAATGGAATTGATACGAAACAGCTTAGTATTTCTCAGGCTTTTTGCGAAAAAAACGAGCTTTTCATGGATGGAGTGATTGCTGATCCGGGGGCTTGGCGGGAGTTCTGGGCAGAAGTGGCTCCATTTAGTTTGCTTGAATTTGCACGCATTGGAGGGAAAGAAGCGCTAGTTCCTGCTGTGCCTTATGACAGTCTTTACCAGATTTCTAGGCAGGTGCGCATTGAAGCTTTGTTTAATCAAGGCAATATACTAGAGGACAGTTACAAGGAAGAATTTCTTGACTATGGAGATAATACGCAGGACTTGATTGCCACAATTGTTTACAGAGATACGGTTAACGATAATGTGTTCCCCCAGAACACTAGCGTGCAAATTCACAAGAGTGACCCGGATTTCGTTGAAGCAAATAGTATTCGGCAGACGTTTGACTTGTCTGCTTTTGTAAGCAGCAGAGAACAGGCTATTAAATACGGTAAATTACTTTGCCAGCAAAGACGCTTTTCTCGTCGAGCCATTGAATTTAAGACTTTCCCCACTGAAAGCCCTGTTTCTCCGGGTTCATATATTTATGTACAGCTTGATCAAAATCAATGGGATGACATCAGGAGTGGAATAGTAGAAGAAGATGGTCGTCTTAATATTCCACTAGCTGAAGACGTTGTAAATGGTTCCTACACAGTATTGCTTTACAACGGCCAAGACAGCCCAACCAAGCTTTCCTCTGTTTCCATTAGTGATAACCAGTCTTCGTCACTAACCAGTTATGAAGGGTGGCTTTTTGTGCTTGGCACTCAATTGACAACAAAGCGCGTCTTTCGCGTGACAGAGGTGTCCATGGAAGAAGAAGGCGAAATTACAATCAGCGCCATTGAGCATCCATGTGATGAGAGCGGGGGTTCTACACTTTCTAAAATCGCTAACTTTGATGATGCTTTTGCCATCGACTAGAGCTATTACTAAATCTTGTTAGCATAAAGAAAAGCTTTTGAAGCAATGCCTTTTTACACTGGTCGCACCGGCAAGTTGCGTCTTGGAGGAAGCGAGGTATCGAAGGTGCGCAACTGGACGCTAGACACGTCCGTGAACATGCTGGATACCACAGCGCTAGGGGACACTGCCAATACCTTCACTCCTGGCCTGTTTAGCGCCACGGGAAGTGCCGCTTTGTCTTATTACAATGGCGATACAACGGATGTGACAAATCTTTTAGAAAAAATTGCAAAAATTGGCGCCATCACAGAAAGCGACGAGGTGACTCTTACTTTTGAGGTGGGAAGCGATCAGCTTTTTATTGCCAATGCATTCATTAATAGCGCAAGCATTACTTCGTCTACAGACGAACTTACCACGGTTTCGTTTAATTTTACCATTAATGGACCACTGACTACAGTAACCATTTAAGACCAGCGAGTCAAATAATCCAATGACTTTTTTTGTTGGCCACACTGGTGCAATCAGGCTCCAAAGGGGAGGAGATAATCAGTTTGTCTCGTCTGTCGCTCCAGATGATATCAATACATCGCTAAATCGCTTTGGCTTTGATGGCGGCGATACAAATTTAATTACGGGAGATTTTGTTTCGTTTTCAACAGACGATGCTCGTGGGCTAGAGTTTTTAACTTCCGCGCCAGAATCTATTGGTGCATTTATTCACATTAACGAAGCAGGTGGAGTAAGGCTATTCCATAACTTTGCTGATGCAATTAACAATAATCGAGCGGCGGAGATTTCTTTATCGAGCTTCAGTGGCGAGCCGTTAAATATTACTGTCGCCATTCAAGACACTCGACATAATACGCTTGGTTCGGTCACCTCTTTTCAAGTGAATACTGACAGAGCTGCGCTGGACACCACTAGCCTCAGTGATGTTTTCAGGCAGCAATATTCGGCTGGCCTTCTCAGTGGTGGTGGTAGCATTGAATGCTTGTTTAGTTATGAAACATTAAATGCAGAGGAAGTACCTCTCTTTCTTTTGCAGGTTATTAACCGTCTGGATGTGGGCAGTGCATTTAAGGCATTACTATCATTGTCTTCTGTTGAAAAAACTGCTTCTTTTACAGAAGAAGTTTATTATGACATTGAGGCTGTTGTCACCAGAGCTGGAGTAACGGTTACAGCGGACGCTCTTGTGGCTTGCTCCATTGACTTTGTAACCACTGGAGAATTCAAGCTAGTCGTTGGCGCTCCGTCTGATTACATCCTTAAGGAGGATGACGACGCCATCTACCTTGAGCAAGGCCTCGATTATCTACTGCAGGAAGTAACTGACTGACAATGGTAGCGGTGGTTTAAGATTAGACTATATCTAGACTTGAATCTGCTAAGCAATGGCCGACCAGAGAATTACTGAACTCGTCGAACTCTCTCAGGCGGGCGTTGCTTCAAACGATGTATTGCCCATCGTAGATATTACGGCAAGTCAAACAAAGAAGGTACAAGTTAAAAATCTTATCCAGGCTGGGTTTGACTTAGCTGATGCATCAACGCTTGATATTGCCAAAATCAATCAATCAAGCACTACAAAGCTTGGAGCCAATGCCATTGGATCTGGCGTTGTTTCCTATGAAAAGATTCAAAATATTTCAGCTACAGACAAAATCCTTGGCAGAGCAAGCGTTGGCTCTGGAACTATAGAAGAAATTGACTGTACATCTTTTGCTCGTTCCCTCCTGGATGACGCCGACGCTTCTGCAGCTCGTACCACTCTGGGCCTTGGTGCAGTCGCCACTGGCAACACAATTACTACTGCATTGATTGCGGATAGTGGAGTTACGTCCGCGAAGATTGCAGATGGTGCTGTTAGCTTTGCAAAGATTCAATCTATTGCCACTAACACTCTTTTAGGGCGCAGCACTGCCGGAAGCGGGGCTGTTGAAGCCATTTCAATGACAGCGGCTGGTCGTGATATTCTTGCTGCCGTAGATGTTGCAGCGCAACGCACTGCACTTGGCCTTGGCACGTTAGCGACGCAAAGTGGCACGTTTTCTGGATCGTCTTCTGGTACAAATACCGGAGATCAAACAATTACACTTTCTGGAGATGTCACTGGCACTGGCACTGCAGGATTTTCTACTACCATCGCAAATGGTGCTGTCACCTCTGCCAAAATTAACGACAGCGCTGTCATCACTGCAAAATTAGACAATGGTGCCGTCACTGGAGTTAAGCTTGCTGATAACTCTTCTTCCATTGTTGCAGGATCTGCGCCCGTAGGAAGTGGAGAATTTATTGGCCAACAATGGTTCAATACTGGCACTGGGTATGAATATTGCTGGACTGGATCTGTGTGGCAAAGACAGTCTGCCCTTTCAGCCGTTACTGTTTCTGGAGACGCAGTTTATAGTTTTGCTACTTCTTATCCAGATGATTACACCGCAGAAATTGTTGCATCTCTAAGCGAGCAAGTAGCTTCAAAGTTTTTTGCCGGCCCCGCAAGTGGCACCGCAGACGCTACGCCTACTTTCCGTTCCATTGCTGCCACTGATCTTCCCGTGGCAACCGGGTCTGGACTGGGGGTGGCGCAAGCGGGTTCCGGTTTGGTTGCCGTGAATGGGGTTTTTAATCATAGTAATGCCGTTGCTTCCGGCAGTTATTACAAGGTAACTGTTGATAGTCAAGGCCACGTAAGTGCTGGCGAAGCTTCTCTTGTCGCGGCTGATATTCCTGAGCTTCCAGCAAGCAAAATCACCACGGGCACATTTGGTAGTGGACTAATTGCCGATGATGCGATTCTCGCGTCTAAGCTTGCTAATTATTCTGTGAGCCAATTTGGCGAAGCTCCGCCAGTGGCTGATTTTATTGGACAATTCTTCTTTAATCCATTACAGAAGGATTTATATCTTTGGGATGGCAACGTTTGGAACCCAGTTGGCATTAGTGTTGGTGAAATTATTTTTGCTGGCACTTATAACGCTAGTGGCAACATTGTTTCCAGCACTAGTTCCGATGGCTCGGCCGTTGGTTTCACTATTAACGAAGCTCTGCCTTCGCCTTCAAGCGTATTCAATCGGTACTATGTGGTGGTAGATAGTGGCGGCACTGGCACTTCGCCTGCCCCTGAATCTATCTTGCAGCCGCCTGATATTTTGCTTTGCAACGGTACGGCATGGGTGGAAGTCGATGTAAGCTCCACTTATACAGCTCAATCAGCTTCGAACGTTGCATTTACTCCTGCTTCTGGCGTTTCAAGCACAACAGTGCAGCTAGCCATTGAGGAAGTGGCAAATGAATCAAGAAGCGCGAGCAATATTAATACTGGCGTTCTTGACGAAGCCTATGGAGGAACCGGCACTAATAACTATACAAAAGGAGACATTTTAGTTGCTTCATCCGGCACTGTTTTAACACAACTCGCAGTAGGGAGCAACGGGCAGGTCTTAAGAGCTAATAGTTCGGCTGCCGCAGGTGTTGAATGGGGCAACGATTACGTTGGTACGGTAACAAATGTCACTGGAAGCGCTCCCATCCAAGTGGCGAATGGCACAACCACTCCTTCGATTAGCGTTACTGCTGCAAGCACTAGCGCGGCTGGTGTTGTTCAACTTACTGATAGTGTTGGCACTACTAGTTCAGTTTTAGCAGCTACTGCCACTGCAGTGAAGACAGCTAATGATCTTGCTGCCGCAGCACTTCCAAGGACACTAAATAGTGCTCATATATTCATTGGTACGGTAACCAATGTTGCGTCTGGCGTAGCTTTATCTGGTGATGTTTCAATTACCAACTCAGGCGTCACTTCTGTTATTGCTGGTAGCACCAGCACCGCAGGTAAGCTCCAGCTTACTGACAGCACAAGTAGCACAAGCACAACAACAGCAGCCACTCCCAATGCCGTTAAAACTGCTTACGATTTAGCAAATGCAGCGCTGCCAAAGTCTGGCGGTACTATGACAGGAGCAGTTGTTTTTGCAAGTGGTCAAACTATTAGTGGCTACGCTCAGCTAGCGGCGGCGCAAAGTTTCACGGCAGGACAAAGAGGAGCCGTTGTCAGCGTTGCAGGGAGTGGAACTGTCGTAATTAATTTGGCTTTGGGCAACAATTTTGCTACCACATTGAGTGGCACTACTACTTTCGGTCTTCCTTCTGGAATGACAGAAGGACAGAGTGGTGCTTTAGTTCTTGCTCAGGATGGCACTGGCAGTCGCCTTGTATCCTTCTCTGGCTGGAAATTCCCAGGAGGCACTGCTCCTACTGCAACGACAACTGCTTCTGGTGTTGATTTAGTGGTTTATTACGTGGAGAGTGCGTCTAGAATTAGCGCACGCATGATTAACGACGTTAAATAGGGAGAAGATAGATGATTCCAGGATCAATTAATGCTTTGCTTTTAGGAGAAGAAGCTGGTGCAGCCGGAGGATATTCCATCAGCAGAAGCCTCCGTTTCAACAGTAGTGACAGTGCCTACTTGTCCAGAACCCCCGCATCAGCCGGCAACCGCAAGACGTGGACTTATTCGTTTTGGTTTAAGTTAGCAAAAGTTACTGGCTATCAATACTTCTTGTCTGCAAATGACCCGTCCGGAAGCGGTAGCAACTACGACATCCTCCAGATGGACAATAATGCGTCAACGATTGCTTTCTATGGCTACAACGGAAGCAGTTTTGATTGGTTATTAAGCTCTGATGCAGTTTTCAGAGACCCATCTGCATGGCAGCATTTTGTTATTTCGTTTGACACCACTCAATCAACAGCGTCGAATCGGGTCAAGTGGTGGCATAACGGCAATCTGCTAACCCTTAATCGCAGTGGCTACACGACCTACCCAAGCCTTAACACTGAATCAAGAATTAATAACACGGTAAGCCAGAGAATCTCGGATCAGACGTATGGACTTAGTTCATACGTCGCCGACATCCACTTCTGCGATGGCACCGCATATGACGCATCGGCATTTGGGGAGTTCGACGCCAACGGTATCTGGCAACCTAAAAAGTTTGCTGGTGTCTACGGTGCAAGCGGTTTCAAACTCTCGTTCTCCGACAACAGCACCGCCGCCGCATTAGGGACGGACACTAGTGGGAATGGGAATACGTGGACCGTCAACAACATTTCAGTCACCGCTGGTGCAGGCAACGACAGCCTCGTCGATGTACCCACCAACGGCAGCGAGGTTGATACGGGAAGTGGGGGGCAGGTGCGGGGGAATTATGCGACGTTGAATCCGCTTTCTGGTACTGGCACTCTAGCCAACGGTAACCTAGATGTTTCGGCATCTTTTATCCGTACTTCAACAATCGCAGCCTCCACCGGCAAATGGTATTTTGAGGTGCTAGTTGGCTCAATTCCAGAAAACACTTATTTTGGTGGCTATCTGCTACCCGGTTCTTTTGGGCAAGGCTTGGTTACATACCGAGTAAACACAGGCGAGTACGACGGAGGCGGTGGCTATTCAGGTACGGGGTCATTCTCGGCTTCGGCAACAACTGGTGATCTGCTAGGACTTGCTTACAACTTGGACGCGGGGACTTTTCAGGTATTCAAAAACGGGTCATCTATTGGCACTATTTCAGGCATACCCTTTAACGGCAAGACAATCCACTTTGGTGGGCACACCAATGGCAGTGCAACCATTGCCTCTGTCTTCAACTTCGGCCAACGTCCCTTCGCCTACACCGCCCCCAGCGGCTTCAAGGCGCTCTGCACGGCTAACCTGCCCGCCCCAGTAATCACGAAGCCTAGTGACGTGATGGATGTGAAGCTCTACACCGGCAATGGCAGCACGCAGACTATTTCGGGGTTGGGGTTCTCGCCGGACTTTGTGTGGCTGAAGAAAAGGAATGGAGCCACCTCGCATCGTTTGTTTGACGTGGTACGTGGAGCGACTAAAAACCTTTACTCCAATACAACAGACGCAGAGGGGACAGATAGCACTTCCCTTTCGTCTTTTGACAGCACGGGCTTTTCGCTAGGCGACAACGGAGCCGTCAATGCCCTGAACGACACCTACGCCGCCTGGGCCTGGGACGCCGGCAGCTCCACCGTCACGAACACACAAGGCTCCATCACTTCTAGTGTGAGGGCTAATCCCAGTGCGGGGTTCTCGATTGTTACTTATACGGGCGCAGTGTCTAGTCCTGCAAAGGTAGGTCACGGCTTAAACGCCACCCCTGCTTTTGTTATTGTCAAGCCAAGATCTACAAGTGATTTTTGGGTCTGCTACCACTCTGCGTTTAACGATCTAAGCAAGTACATCGTGCTTAGTTCCACCAGTGCTGTTGGGACAGCGGCTTCAAACTATTGGGGAACGTCTTCAGATTGGAACAGCAGCACGTTTGGCGTATACCCCTCTGCCGGAAGCAATAACAACCTAGTAGGGGTGTCTCATGTCGCCTACTGCTTCGCCCCAGTAGCCGGGTACGCTTCGATGGGTTCATTTGTTGCGAATGCAAACAGCGACGGGCCTTTCGTATACACATCTTTTAAACCTAGACTCGTGCTATGCAAGTTAAGTAGTGCTTCTGGTGCTGACTGGTTGATATTTGATACGGCCCGCTCTCCGTACAACGTCGTACAGGCAAACCTTCGACCCAATACATCGGGGGCGGAGGAATCCGCGTTTGCCCGTATTGACATTCTGTCTAACGGTTTCAAGGTGCGAGCCGGCAGCGGTGTCGAGCCAAATGGCACCAATGGAAACACGTACATATACGCAGCTTGGGCGGAATCGCCATTTAATTACTCACGAGCGGCCTAGTAGTGAACAAGACTTATGCAGCGGCCAAGGGTTGACCGGCGTGGTACTCTGTGCTGGCAGCGGACCCTTGGCGCCGCTGGTAGCCATTACCACTAATCACCCATGACACAACACCCAGTCACCCCACCGCCATCGGAGCTTGTCCTGCAGTGGATTGGCGAGTTTTTTGGTTGCACCGCTGGCGGCGAACTGAGTGACTCAGAGCGTTTTCTTACAACCCGCGCCGCCCAATGGGGCGCAGACCAAGAGCTGGAGGCGTGCTGTGAGTGGCTTAAAGCCGATCCAGAACTTGTCGATGAACTCCGCGCCGATCGCCGCCCCAAGCCGTCGAGCTTAAAGGAGCAGGCGCTTGCACTGCTTGATCCGTCTAACACTTACGGCTCGATGACCCAAGAGGACGAATACAGAATCAGTGTTGCTAAAGCTGAAATCATCCGCCGCGCACTGGAGCAACTCGATGACTGACCCCATTCTTTTCCTTGTAATTGTTTTTGCGATTGGCACCATCGCTATCTACGGCGCCTTTACTGAGTAGTCGCTTCCACTTCTATGTCTGAACTTTCACCCGCTGCAGAAGCAGTTCTAAATGCCTACATGGATAACTGTGGCTGGCTAGATGGCCCTCTGC